CAACAGCTGTGCTCTCGTAATACTCGGTTTGCCTGGCAACCAAATCAGATAAATTCCTAACCCCTATCCCCCCGCCCCAAACAGAGTCATGAGTATGCCGCACGATGTCCCTGAAGGCAAAGTCACCCCGATTGTAAGCCTCCCACCTCCCCTTGCCCATTATGGCTTGTTGAACATCTATGGGTTGGGTTTTCAACCAATCCTCCCCGCTCAACCAATCGACTTGTGGCCCTTCGTCAAGGACGGGCACAGAGGTGCAGCGGCCCATGACGTGGTCAGGGAGAATCTCATAGACTGAGTATACCGTACCCTCATCGGCGAGACAAGCGGCACAAACTCGGCCGTCGTGTGCCGTGAGTCGCTTTTGGCCCCTCACAACGTTGCTGGCGGCGTATGAGTCGGCGTGAAGTTGACGGTATACTCTGAGTTGCTCGGTGCGAGCGATGGCGAGGGCCTTTTGTAACCCGCCTGCCAGGTCATCCCTCATCAGTCTGGCGGTTTGGCGCGGGTTGCGGCCTATGGCGGTGGATTCTACGAGAGTTCGGGTCAATCTGTCCCACACGTCGGGTAAAGGTTCACCACTGGCGCTCATGACCATTCGCTGTTTCAACAACTCCCCCAAAGGTTGACCGTTCCCCGCAAGGCCCACCATGTTCTCAACTGCCTCGAAAGGCAAGCGATTAAACGTGACATCCACTCGGGGCCAGTAAGAGAGTTGGATTGCCTGTTGGGAATGGGCAATGCCAAGATGACCGATCTCCCTTTGACCATCAGAGATCAGAGATGTATCCGTCAGCGTAGCTTGCATATCTGTTGAACTGCGCAACAGTTTGTGCATGCAAGGCTTTATACCTTTCCATTTCCCGAAGTCGCCATTGATTGACGGTTACCCCTTGCGCTTTCAACTCCATAGCTCTCTGTGCGGTTAGCTCAATGTGTCCTTGTAGTGCCTGTTCAACACTCAACCATTGCCGCGCCATTTGCGTCATCTGCACCGCTTCTCTGGCGATAATGCCTTGCTTGAACTCACGCATGGCGATGACTACAGCGGGGTCGGAAGATTGAGCCAACTATTTCTTTTCCTTCCATCCTGTCGCTCTCACCGCCGCGCCTTGCGCCTGCGCTTTGCGGATTGCCCCCTTGCGACTTACTTCACTTCCTTGAGTATAGGTGTAACACTTACCACTTTCACCCCACTTATAACCGGGTTTACCGTCAAGAGTACATTGCTGAACTGGCATCAGGATACACCAAACTATGGCACTCTCATAACCTCATCAAGATGTGGGCATGAGCCGACGAGACGGTCGAGCATACCCAGGGTGACGACCATCCCGCAGGCAAAGCCCACGACGAGAGTCAGAATATAACGCATCAAGTAACCCCCAACAGAGGTATAATCTGGAACACAACCTCATCCTGAATGGGCAAATCGTTGCCCAAGTCAGAGTCATAAGTACCCGACACGGTCAACATGCGCATCCTATCATCTGACGCGGAGAGTATGGCCAAGTCATCGCCCTGTAGGACAATGTTCACAACTTCGCTGGCGGGATTGGCGTTGACACCCTGCCGGCTATTGACAATGCTCCCGCCAGAGTCAAAGAGTGACCAAGTGAGAGTCCCCGGAGTGACAGCATTATCGTCCTCGTCTGTAAACGTTAAGGTGACAACGAAAGTGGATTCCTCTACCGCGCCGGTCGTTAGAATCGTAGGCATAAGATTAGCTCATCTGACAGTCCAGGTCACCGATCGGGAAAGTGGCCGTATCGCCATCACCGACCGCTTGATCTCCCATCGCGTTATCATACATCAGGAGATTGCCAGCGCTGACAGCATCAGCGACAAAAGCGGAAGTAACGGTGCCCCAACTTGCCGTAGCGGTGGTGAAAGTGACAGCGTGAGTGTTTTGAACATAGCAAGTACCTGTACCCGCCGCATTGTCCCAAGTCGGAGTTGACCCGCCGTTAGGATTGACTTGAACTCTGGCGTAGGACCCACCGCTTACCTCGGTAATGCTTGAGCCGGTGTCGGTGTCCTCAATGGTTTCGGTGGTGTATCCAACGTAAGTATCGGGCTGACTGAATGCCTGGTTCCTGAATGCAAAGTCAAGCAAGGCGTTGGCTAGGTAGTTACTGATCTCCCCCGCGCTGAAGGTCACATTGACGTCATTGGCCCCGGCGTTGACGCTTGGAGTGTTGCCGCTATAGATAGTCTTGGATGCAGCAAACGCTCCATGGGCATAGACATTGCCAGAGCCGTAAGTGTTGGTATCAGCGATAGCCCAGTGAGTGATGGGTGAAGCGTAGTCGCCCGACGCTTGCGGGAAATCTACATCCCCGGTCTGGTCAACCGTACGTGAGGCCGCCGCCGCGAACGTGATGGCGGTACGGGCGTAGCTTTGTGCATTGGCGGTTTCGTTCATACTCGCACCGGTCGCGGCGTCGGTCGGGTCAGCGGTGCACAGGCATAGATAGAGCGTGGCCGCAGGACTAAACGACGCATTGAACACATGGTCCAACAGCTCCTTAGCCAGAAAGTCAGTTATACTTCCCATAATGCATGCTCCTTTATTGGTCTGTTCCTGCTTCGGGCCGACCTCCAGAGACGTCAACCCCTACTTGGCGCCCCGCTGCTGACACGCTTGGGCGAGCGCCTCTTATTACGGTGATGACTAAACCCACCGCCAGGCCTATAATTTCTGCGACTAAAATAACTTGGTCATTTGTAAGAGATGCGGCTTTCAATTGGGCAGATAATGCTCTTGTGACAGAAAGCATCACTTCTGATGTACTTGACACAGCTGAGGGTGAAGCAATCATTGGGCGGATTATGTTCAAATCTGCCTGTTCCGTGGTGGTGGTTGTCCCCACCAATGCGCTTGCGAACTCACGCAGAACGGCCAATATCGCCGTGTCTGCTGTGCTTGTGACAGCGGTCATGACTGCTGACATGGCGAGGGCTACAATCAAGTCAACGTCGTCGGGGGTGACCGTCGCTGCCGCTGCGGTTGCCTGGAACTCCCTGAGCACGGATAGAATGACGTCAGGGGTGGATGATTGAGCCAGCGCCGCCGCATCCATTGGCCTGACTATTGATAGTTGGACGTCCGGGGTCGTGGATGCAGCAGTTAAAATGGCGGCGAACTCCAGCGGGCCACCAGATACAACTAGATCAACCGTGTCCGGAGTAGATGACACCGCGGTTAGGACGGCGGCAAAAGCGCGGGCGACTGCCAACCCCACGCTATCAGGGGTGCTGCTCGCCGCGGTAAAAGTCGAGGTAAAACTTCTGGCGACGGCCAAAACTGCATCGGGGGTGGTTGTGTTCGCTGTTGCGATTGCGGCAAAGGTCTTTATGATGAGCAAGTAAGCGTTGTCAGCGGTGGTCGTGGTCGCTGTCAGCGTAGCGCTCATCGGTCGAGACACGTTTAGAACTGCATCAGGGGCTGATGTTGCCCCGTACAGAACAGAGGTTAGCCCCCTCGTAACGGCAAGCTTGGCGTCAGGGATGGAAGTCACCGCAGATAGGGTGGCGGTTAGTTCATGGAGGATTGCCAAAACTACAGTGTCGGGAGTGTCCGACACCGCCGAGGGGGTCGCGGCAAACTCCAATGTAGCAAGAAGTAAAGTGTTATCGGCTGACGATGATGCGGCAGTGGCGATAGCACCAAATTCCCTTAGCACGGCGAGAACTGACGCCGGGGTAGATGACACACCAGAAAGAGAAGCCGATAGTGGTCTAGCAACAACCAACTTTGGCGCTGGGGTGCTTGATGTGCCGGTAAGAGTGGCCGAAAACTCACGAGTTACGCCTGACGTGTAGTAAACTGTAACTTGAATATGGTCGACGTCTTCGCGTTTTGTACCTGTGCTGGTTAGACGTATGCGAAAATTCGTGTTGGAAAACTCAGAATCTGACCAGGATCTGCCCCAATTGTCGCTGGATCCTCCAGCAGTGTAGATATTGTCTGCTACATCGTTATTGTAACTAACCGAATAACCGGAGCTAGTGTAGCTCGATCCTCCATCCCACGATAGCTCGATGGCGTCACCGGATGAGCCGCCAGGCGATGACTTGGCCGCCTCGACGGATACGAGAATGCCATCAATTGTAACGCCTCCGGGAATGCTGAAGCTGAAATTATACCAGTCGTGAGCGGCGTATGATGATGCGGGATATCCGTCGCTATCATCACTGGTGTAACAGTTGGCCGCGTTGGTCCAGCCGGTATAATCATCTCCGTTGGCAGATGGTGAGCAAGCTCCGGTGTCTGGCATTATCTACTCGGTTACATCCATACTAAACTAATCCCTCTGGTGTCCCTGGTTCTTGCCGAGGTCCACCCAACTGCGCCTGCTGTTCCTGATCAAAACGCCTTTGTTGCTCCAACAGAGCCGACGCCAGAGACGTAGTCGCCTGCGCCTGTTCCATCTGGAGATCGGTTTGCGCTCTGACAATCTCTTCCTCGCTGAAACCGGTCAAGCGCATAGCTGTGGTAAGAGCAAGGCCTGCCCCGCGATACTTTTGCAACGTATCGGCTCGCTCGTCGGGTTCTGATTCTATCACCGCGCGCTCGGCAAAAGAGTGCTCAAGGTCACCCGCCTCATAGGATCCTACATTGAACCCCTCCAGCCCCATATTGGCCCCTATAGTCAGGGCCATCATGTCAGCACGAGCAAGGCCCGCCTCGGCGTTACCCCTAACCTCTAGCACATTGTCAACAGCGTCTGAGAGTAATAGACGAATCGCCCGACCCGAGATGTTGCCTCCCATTTCTTTGATGCGGTAGTAGTTCAGTTCTGGCAAGTCACGCTCGATTTCGTCAAGTTGAGCATTCAAGATCGAAAGAGCATCAGTGTAATTAAGCTGGGGCACCATTGATTGCAAGGTACTATTACCGGGGAGTCGAAATAGAGTGTCGTCGCCTATCTCAAGCTCATTGGAGTCACCAATGGTCGGGGCAGGCATCGGCCTGCCCTGGGCATCAAGGAGGTTGGCTTGCAAAACCCAAAGGCTGCGGTTTGAGCGATAGAGCATCTGATGTAAGCGAGTGGCTTGCCGGTTCGCCTCGTCTATCTTGTCGATGACGTGGGAGAACACTCCGTCGCCGTGGTCATCGCCAATGTCTCTATGCTTGACGTGAACGACGGGGACAAAGTCAACGCCAAACTCGGAAAAGTCGGCGGTGTAATCTGGCGTACCGAGTTGGGAGAGGCTGACGCCAAAGTTTTCCGTGTGCGTCCACTGGGCATACCACTGCAAGCCCTTGTCCCATACCTCGGTGAATGACTCGATGGTTAGCTCGCCCGTCTCTGCGTCGATTGCAGAAATGGGGATGTCAGCGCGGAAGTGAGTGAGGTTACCTCTGTCATCAAGGTCATAATAGGGGGAGTGGCGCGGGTCGATGATTTGTAGAAAGACCTTGCCTTCACTCGATCCGACCTTGATAAACAAATCGCCGTACATGGCCAACCACCGAGCGGCCACCTGTTTCCGGTGAGACCAGTTTGACCAGGTCCATATTTGTTTCACCGGCTCAATGATTGCCTGGTTGTCAGTGACGATGGGCAAAGCGTCGGGGAGAGTGCCGGGCCACAACTTGGCGGCATAGAACTCCACGGCGCGGGATGCGGGGTTGCGCAGGGGTTTAAGCGACTCATCCTCCGCGCCGGTCACCTGCAGGGCGGTGCGTATTTCGTCGTAAAGGCCATTGCTGAGATAGTACGCTCTGAGCAAATCGTGAAAGGCGCGGTACTGGCTAGTTGCTTCGTAGTAGTATGGAAGCGATGTAGGTATAGCTTGTGTCACCGCCCCACCGAAAAACCGCCTAACTATCGCCATATTCCACCCTTACCCTCGACCGCCACCCTTGGGCGAGATAATGCTCCAGGTAGATGACCATCTGAGACAGCTGATCTACCGGGTCGTCAAACTTACCCATCGGGAACTTGTACAAGAAATCTTCCTCGAACTCAAACAGCCAGGGGGCGCCCGTGCTTGGCTCTGGCAAGAGGATGCAACCACGGTCACACCAAAGGGCGGCTTGTCGCGCTCTGCCCTCTTTGCTGCCACGAGGCTCAAAGCCGATAAGTAAGTCGGCTAGCCACTCAGGTGCCTCTTGACGCAGGGTTTGAAGGGCTGATGTCCCACTAACTTTGTCCTCAATGAGGATGCCTTTGAGGAAATCCCTCCCTCGCCAGCGCAGAGCTTCCTCTTGAATCCAATCGGCAAGTTGGGGGAATTGCAGTCGCTTCCATTGGGCCTCACGGAGAACCAAGCGGTAATCTTTTGTCATCTCCCAAACGCCGAGAGCGTGGTAGTCGTTTGTCTCTTTGTCCTTCAGGGCAGTGTCAATTGACAACCAGCGTCCTACAGTGGTTTGCCATAGGGCGGTATCGTTGGGGTCGTAACGATTGTCGTCCTCCCACCACTTGCGCTGAAAGATCGCGCCGCCTGCGGGCGCGGGGCGCTGTTGCAACTGCCCCGCCGTTGCTTGCTCACCCAATACAGCTTTGAGGTTGGCGAGTTCCCTTTTGCCAAACCGCTCTGGGTTAAGCAACTCGCCTTCCTCGGTGCGAGGGTCAGACCAACCAATAGAGGTGACAAAGTGCCTGTTAGGTTCAAACTCGGCCGGCAGGCGCAGTAGCTCATAATGCTCCCCGCCGTGCTTCATTTCATCAAGGAGATGGCCAGTCAAGTCGTTTTCGTGCAACCGCTGCATGATGACGACTTTTGCAGCTGTGCGGGGGTCATTGGTGCGCGTTGACATCGTTTGAGCCCACCAAGTGTTGGCATTGTCAAGAGCAAGATCGGAATCAGCGTCAGCGACTTTCACCGGGTCGTCCACGATGATAAAGTCACCGCCCTCGCCGGTGCCCATGCCTGTCACGCCAATGGCAATACGGTGGCCTCCTTGGTTATTCTCGTACCTGCTTTTTTGGTTCTGGTCACCCGCAAACTTGAAAGAGCTGCCCCATCGCGCTTGCCACCAAGGAGATTGCATCAAGCGGCGCGAGCGAGTGGCATCACGGACAGCCAGGGGGATAGCGTATGATGCGGTGAGCCAACAGGAGCCAGGGAGATCAATCCAACAATAGGTAGGAAAAAAGACGGACGTCAACAAGCTCTTGGTGTGCCGGGGCGGGACGTTGATAATAAGGTTACGAATCTCCCCCGACTTGATGGCTTCGAGGTGCTCACAAATAGCGTCGATATGCCAACCGTCAATAAATGACTCATGGGGTCGCACCCTGACCCAAGCACGCTCGACGTACCCCTTGAAACCGAACCGGTCAACATGGGCCAAGTCAAGCCCGACATCAAACAAGCCAATGTTTTCTTGATTCAGCCTCTGGGCGACTGCGGGAAGTTCAACAGGGCGCTCAGCGGTTACCATTGCCGCCAATCCCCAAAACTTCATCGACATAGTAGCGAAAGTCACGCAGTTCCTTGTCGCTCAGAGAGCCAAAGTCCTCCGGAGAGAGTTGGGCGTTGACATTGAGTGAAGATACGTCGTGCTTAATTGGGGCCTCTGTACCCATCAATCTAGCCTCAAACTCAAGATTACGACGAACCTCAGACATACTTTTGTTGGTCCACGCCTGGCGCCGTGCCGCTCTGAGTTCAGCCAGTTGTGCCGCTTTGAGCGTGGCGATGTGCTCAACTGCATCCTCTTGCCAACGCCTGGTGATAACACCAATGTCCCGCGAGATGGTAGATGGGTCATAAGGTAAGCCAGTGGCAGGATTGAGTAAGGGGATGTCCCCAAGTTGATTGACAATCTCCCAACGCTTCATCCCTATAGCGAGAAAGCGCGCCACCCAAGTGCGCCTGATCTCAATATGCGCTTTGTTGCTTTCCTTCCAACGATTGCTAGGCATTAGGCGTAAAACCTCAATCTGTGCACTCCATGCGTGCAATTGGAGTTTAGGGAGTTGACTCTACCACAGTCTGTTATATAATGTTTTATAAATGATATACAGAGGGAGGCCAAGAAATGACAGGGAACACACCAGGAGACGCCGTTAGAAGTGCCCGGAAAACGTTCGAGATCCTTAAGGCGGCATTCTACCAAGGACAGGTTAGTGAAGAGTCCGCGAGGATTGCAGCTCAAGCGTATATTGATGCTATCAAGGCTTACAGTAGGACAACCAAGAAAAGGGTTCCCATGCCCACGGTAACCAAGTTGATGCGTTGAACTAGTCATAGCGGTAGAGCCTAATCCCTCCATCTGCCCACTTGACACCGATACCACCATACATCATAGCTTCGCGGGTTACGCGGCGGTTGGGGCAAGCCTGGTCGCTGAGTTTGGCATTGCGGCGACACTTGCGCCCCGCAGTGAGCAAGTCGTATTCCTCCCCAACCTTGAAAGAAGCGAAAAAGCGATCCATGGCCACTTGTATGTGGTCTTTTTTGACAAACCTGCGGTAACGTGATTCGGCAAGCTCGAGCACCTCAAGGTAACGACGAGCGTAAGCCTCAACGTTAAAATTTTCCCTGGCGTGAGTGGATAATGCGTTTGACCATTCATTGAAGGAATCAGGCCAGTTGGCCATGATACTGGAGAGCATCGCTTCTTGCTCAACTTCGTTCTTGAATAGGTAAGGATAGTCGGGTGGCACAAGCTCAGGGAAGGTCAAGGCGTTGGGCAAAACTACCAAATGACCCATGGCCAGAGAGTCAAGGATTGAGATGCAAAAGGTTTCGTGAATGGAGTTTATAGTATTGATTGCAGGGACAGCGCAACGGGCGAGATATGATGCTCTGTTGGGCTCGTAAAGAAATTCGTCGATGTTATAGCTTTTTGTATCTTGACCACTGACCTGGGTGGCCCACACTCGAAAGTTGTGAGCCTCACGCAAGCTGTCAAGGACAGCAAAGGTTGTCTTGGGTTGCTTGTAGTTCTCAAAGCGGTGGTTGTAAAGCACGATGGGCGGTTCGTCGCCGTTGGCGTTGGGCGCCTGCGGTTCGTCCCCACGCAAGAGGCCAAACCGCAGTACTTGGGACTTTTTCTCAAGTTGGTCCATCTGTTGGGAATTGAGATACATGCCGAAAGAGTCCCGCGCCATACTGATGCAGTGGTCGGAGTTGTAAACCACGGCATCGGCAGCGATTGAACCGCCCATCTGATGCCACAGCCTAGGGAACATGCCCTCAAAGGGGTATGGAAGGCTTTTGTGGATGATGTAATGGTGCTGTGCTACGATACTCGGTTGGGAGGCATAGTTAAAGTGTTGCTTGAAGCCGCCCTTCATTGAAGCCCCGGACTCGACTTGGTGAAGCCAATAGACGACGGGGGCATAGTCGGTTTCGATCTCGCCAAAGCGCTCCGTTGAGAACCCGAGAACGGATGAGCGCATGGCGGTGTCGTAAGGCCAAGAAATGAATCTAATCCGGTCCGATTGCAGTCCATCGGGAGTGTAGTACCACTTGTCGCGGCCGTAGGCAGGGTCAGGGAAAAAGAGCAAGATGACAGAGTGCGGCATGAGCTTGGATAGCTCAGGTAGCACGACACGCACAAAAACGTAGTTGCTGTCAGTGTTGAGGTTGTCGGAGTTTGACCAGAACGGCATAACCGCAACCACGCCAAGGCTGCCGATGTCACTCACGGTATTGCTCCACCCTTGCGCCCTCAAAGTCCTCCGCTATCTTGTTGGCACCGGAGAGGGTTAAGCCGTCGATGACTACACGATAGAACACATTGGGCGCATCGATTTGCTCAAATTGGGAAAGGTCAATCTCGCCAGCCTTGCCCCTCCCGCCATTGGGTTTTAGGGCCAGGTCAATACCGTCAATTCCCCACTTTAGGAGATCCGCGGCGTCAAAGTCAGAAGCTAGCATTGTCCAATCCCAGTCACCACCGGAGGCGTTGGCTATGATGTTAGCCTTCTCGCATTGCTCGGGGGTCCAGCTCACGGCGCGGTAGTTGTACTTCTTGCCGTTCCAGAGTGCATAGCCCCAAGCAACGGTTCCTTGCTCGTCGGGCTCGTTAAGCTCTTCGGTTAAGACGATCTCACATTGACCAATGTCAATGATGTCCGATCGCTGGTTCCCGCAAGGGAGTTCGTCGGAGTTCAAGTCGTGGACTATGCCGCTGATGTCACCAAGTTCCTCTAGCCACTCGGCGAGGTCATCCCTCTGTTTCCTGGTAATGACCCGCGGGTTTTTATGGTAAGCCTGTGGCATCTATTCCCCCTCTGTCGTCGCCGCTTTTTTCACGTCATGTACGGCGGTAAGAAAAAAACTATAAGCGCTCTCGAGGCGAGTCTGTGCTTCCACCAGCCTTCTTTCCATTTCTGCGCCGTTCCGATTCTGCGAGTTGTTGCAGGGCCCGCCCGATCTGCCAGAGGATGGTTTCTTGCCGTTCCTTATCGTGAATGCGCGCCATAAGGAGTTCGTCATACTCATCCCGCAGCCTACAGACTTCCTTTTCGTACTCGGTCAGTCGCTTCTCGCGACGGTCCAGCTGATTGTATAAAAACCATATAAAGACCCCCGCTACGCCCAGTTGAAGTAGGACATTGATGAGTTCTGCAGGCATTGGTCATGCTAGGGCACTGGATAATCTCGACAATTCAGGTCCGTTAAATAGAAACCACTTCCACCCGATGTAGTCCATACCGGTTGTAAAGATGGTGGCGACTTCGGCCAAATCATCCTCATCACGGAGACGCAGCAAGAGATTGATGTAGCGGTCCAGGTTGCCGACCAAGCAAGTTGGGTGTCGCCACCCCGCACCGGCGTTGAGCACGCCTACCCGACCGTCAGCGGTTGGCTCACCCGCCACCGCTCCGGCTTCGGTGTAGAGGTAGCGAGGGCGCAAGCCGTGCTTGTCGAACTCGGATTGCATTGACCTTGTACGGAAGTGGTAATGATAGCCCCACTTCTCAAACCACTCCTCGGCATAATCGGGATGGCACGGGAAGTAAGCGTGGTACCCGATGGCGTGGTCATGCTCTAGGCACTTCTCGGCAATGGGAACAAGGTGCTTCATCTCGGAATGCTCGGGGTTCCCAACCGCAATTTCCAATAGGACAGCGACGATGTGACGGCCGAGAGCTTTCGAGCGACGCGCCACCTCATCAGAAAACGCGAGATCAAAAGCGATGATTTGCATGAGCTTGCTGAGGTTGTTTGTGGGAACTTCCTCATTGAGTGAGGATACACCGTCAATGTCGGGATTGGCGATGACCGCATCCCAAAAAGTGTCAATGTAGGCTTTTGCTCCTGCGACAGGGTCCCCGGAGTAATATGGTTCTTGGTTACTGATGTGCTGGCGGATAAGCACCCTCGTGTCAGGTGAGGCTCGCCTGATGTCATCGGCAAGCTCAAAGTTGCCAACGAGCTTGACCCAAGTTGGTTTGACGGTGGAGACGTACCCGGTAGTGACTGCAACAGCCTCTGCAAGTTGCGCCTTGTAAGCGTTGGGGGTAATAGCGCGCCGCGCCATAGCCTTGATGAGCGCCAGCCACCCCACGACTTCCGTCTGTAGGTGGATGCTCAACCGCTCCCCCTCTGGAAGCTCGACGGGTGGCGGTTCGGTTCCCCCACCGCCAAGGGAGACGGTTTGGAAATCCACGCCCGGGTAGTACTTGGCGAAAAAGCCCGCGAGTCCGGTGCCATCCTCGCCCGCGCCCCACTCTTCGGGATTGACCGCTTTGACTACTCGTTGGTCAAGGTCACCTACCCCAGCGTCGTCGGCGCTTTTGCCGATGGTATGGTCAAGACCGGCGAACTCATCCACTGCCTGATACCACAGATCCAAACTAGAGTTGGGTGGAAGCAGAACATACGTTCTGGCGTACTGGACCCGAGGCGCGCCGCGTTGGGCGGCGACAAGCTCAAGCTCGACGTCGTCCCAATAGGCGTCGTTGTGCTTGAAAGGCCAGAGGGTGGATGAGCGCAGGAAAACGGTGATAATGTCAGTTTCGGCGGTTACGGCTACACTTGGAACGCGGTAGAAAGTGTTATAGATGTGGGCGCCCTCCCCCCAAACCACTCTTGGCAAAAGGGGGTGGATGCCTCCAGTTGGGTCAATACCCACCTGAAAGGTAAAATTGCGCAGGTCGTCATCTTCGGTGTCGCCAACCTTGGCAAAGTAGGGATTGTATGCTGCCCCCTCGCTCCAATATGGATCGTCGGGGTGCGGGAACTTGTCAGGTCTGGCGGGGTCCTGATGGTTTGACCAGGCATGGGCGTAGGCTGACAATCTGTAAGTTTGGCCCGGGGTGACAAAAACTCGTTGGTAGAATCCAGCGTCATGCTTGCGGTAGAACGTGAAAAGAAGGAGACCCTTTAGCCCGGAGCGCATCCGATCGGGATTGATTGAAAAAGACTCACGCACCTCAGGTTGGGCGAACTCGCCTTCGTGTCTGTACCAAGTTGACCAACCCGGTGGGGAGAAAACGTTACCAAGCTCGGTGAAATACGGGTCTAGACTCGCGGGGATGACTAAGGCCTGGTGTGTTCCACCGTCAGACCAATCTTGCTCAAAGCCGGGGTTAGTTAGCATCAAAGACCTTGGCTATGATGCGTTGGAAGCGGTTCTTCCAACGGTCCTCGAGTTGTACCCCGCGCTCAGCGTCAATGGTCATCCAGCCGGGGCACTCTGTTCGGTTCTTGCAGGTTCCTACGTCCATGTGGCCTTTGATTTGTGCGGTTGAAGTTAGTCGGGGAAAGTCAGGAGAGTGCAACAACCACTTGACGAGCTTGGCCGCGGCGTAAAGTTGGACATCGGCGGGTTGGTAAATATGCAACTTGCCAGCCAAACCGATGGATAAGTTAGTGTTTCGGTGGCCGGTGTGGTCATGCCACAAGCCAGAGGTTAGAGGGACGCAAAGGAGAATCTCGCCGGTCTGAGTGATCCAAATTGAGTACGGGGTGGTTGGCCTGCCGCCTCCATAATTGACATAGTGGGCGGCTGTAGCGTGGGGGCTGTCGCTGAGGGTATGGTGAAAGGTCATGCCTGTAATTTCATCCATGGACCTCTGCCACCAACCGCCGCTGCGGTTGAGATAAACGTTGGAATAAGGGCCGGGGTTAGTGGCGAGTTCGCCAATGATGTTGCGCCAAGGAGGAGGTTTGGGCAAACCCCTTAGGGAGTCGATAAGTTGGTTCGTGAGGCCGAGCATCTGAGTAGCAAGCTGCAGGGGGTTTTGGTCTGTCATCATGTCACCTTATAGCGAGGGAAAGCCATTGTAGCGTAGGGCAAGCCGCAACAAGCCGCGGGGAGTAGCGGCAAGCCGCAAGGAGGAACGGCTTACCACGGCGGGCGGCGGCACCGCGTGGTTTATCGCGGCTTGCCCTTAAAAAAGGTATCAAGGTAATGGTTACTCCCTAAGGTCAAGTCGACCGTGGACGGCTTGAGAGCCGGTCACAACTACCCAGGCGATGGCAAATAGTGCCTCGATCCACGCTTTGGCGCTTTCCGGGGTGTCAACGTAACCAAGAACCGTGCTGAGGTAGAATGCCGCCCCACCAAGAACGGATGCTATGGCAAGGGAAGCATATCGCTTGGGCTCGCTGGCGAGGTTGTCAAGAAATGAGATGTACTTGACCAAGAGGTAAGCCGCGGCGATACTACCACCGCCGCCAAAGACCCATACTAAAAACTCTTGTAGATCCACAGGCAGCTCCTTTCGGTGACGGAAAAAGAAAACCCGCGGGCGACAGGGATACCGCGGGCACCGAATCGGGCAGCGTCTCCCCGTTCGTCCGGTCCAGTATAGCATAGAAAAGGGCCAATGTCAACAGAGACATCTAACGAATGCTTGACAAACGGTAAGAAATGTGTTAGAATGGCAGTGCGTTGTAAGTAACCCCGCGGGATTGGGCAACCCGCAGACGGGGCAAGCAAGAAAGGGTAAGTCAGTGGCAACCTTGACAACTGTGCACCGCACTCAAAAAAGCTCTTTGCACGGGTCCGGCCCTTTTCTTAAGGGGCTGGCCCGGCCCCAACTCACTGACTTACCTTGGGGCCGGACTCGCGCAAAGGGCTTTTTTTGTTTCAATCCCAACTCCACCAACCTAACTCCACCAGAAAGGAAAAAACATGGCACAAGTGATTAGAGTCTACCCCGTCTACTCCAGAGGTTCACCGGATGAGGTACTTGAGTTGGAGACGCAGTTTATCAAAGTTTGGGCAGCACTCGGGACCAGTAAAACCGGAGCAATCAATCATATCTGGTTCGCTGGACTTAAAGCGGTGTCGGATGAGTTAGGTGATAAAGTTGACGGAAAGACTATTGCCATTATTACAAAGCTGGAAGCCCTAAGAAGGCAAGCGGATTCGTCCGACCAGGAGCTACTAGCCGAGTTGTATGAGCGTATGGGGCTAGCAGACTTTGGGGAGTTTTGTGAAGCACATGAAATCGACTATGAGGAATTTCTGAGGACGTACGCTATAAAATCCCCCACCCCGGCGACCAAAACACAAGCGATGCTTGAATGGTTGAAAGAGTTGCTTGCCAATGGCGAGGAGTACGAGGTCGGAGACATCAAAGCTGCAGCAGAGATCGAGGGCATAATAAGAGACGAGCAAGATTGGTCACTAATGAAAAACGTAGCATCAAGAGAGGGGTATAGCTCAGCGGCAGGGCGCGGGTTTTGGAGATCAATTAAAAGTTAATTAATTAAATGACCTGTAACACATAAGAGTGTTACAGACGCTTTAATTAATTAACTTTTAATTATCACAGGAAAGTTAAGAGTTAATTAGTTAATCAAGCTTAATTAATAAACGACAAGGAGGAAAAGGATGGACAACGGGCAGGATAAGCAAGAGGAACGTGATTATGGATTGCCTCATGAGAACTTGAGGCCAGGACAAGCCGGGGCGATTGATTGGTGCCTCAACTTAGAAGGCGTGGGAGTTATTGAGGCCCCAACGGGGAGCGGGAAAACGTCCTACGCCGCGGGAGTAGGGAACACAAAGTCAGTGATAGCACTTTGTAGAACCAAGAACCTACAATCTGAGAACTACGGCAGGGTGTATGAGTTTGATGTGCTGTTTGGCAAGGGAAACTACGAGTGTGTTCATGAGGAAGCTTTATTAGAAGCAACGGCAGCGGATTGCCTCCACAACTCCAACATGTACGAGTGCCCTCATGTCAAATCTTGCCCGTACGTGGTTCAGAAGGAAATCGCCAAACAGAGCGATAAGGCGAGCTTGAACTATGCCTATTACTTGAGCGCAAAGTGGCCAAGGCAGAACCCGGCGTCATGCCTGGTGCTTGATGAGGCACATGAGCTTCACAAGGTAGTAACCGATTGGGCAGGATGCACCATTACAGAGAAGGACAGAAAGACGTGGGAATTGCCAGAGTTCCCGGAGCTACGCCCGAGGAAGGGCGGGGGTATGATGATAGATGAGTCTGACCCTGTGCCTGAGGCGGTGGAGTGGTTGAACGTGTCGAGGGATCTAATGGTCCAGCATTGGCTTAGATTGAGATTCGCCGAAACAAAAGAGGGATTGAGGGAAAAGAGAAGGGCCGAGAGATTGGGGAGGAAACTGAGAGCAACGCGCGACGCCTTGGTTAGGAACAACTCAGAATGGTACATCAAGAGCGGGAAAAGAGCGGCCGGGTGGGGAAGTAGAATCATGCCTGGATTTGTGGCAAAACCGTTAACTGCCAAGCATCACTTTCCAGGGTACTTTATCAATGCGCCTAGTACAATTTTAATGAGCGCGACAATCGGCGAGTTGGGAGCATTCACGGAGGAATTGGGCATAGAGGATTATACCAGCTTGACGGTTGAAAACCAGTTCCCGCCAGACTCCAGATCGGTCTACGCTCTGGACGTACCAAGCATGGGCGCGAAAGCATCAGAGATCGACTTCAATCGCCAAGCGGATGAGATAGCACGGTCGATTTTAGACTGTCCCTATGATTGGCCGGGGTTGGTTCTTGTGACAAGAAAAGCAGAGGCCGGAATACTTGCAGATAGACTGGCGCGGAGGGGGTTGGAGGACAGAGTTTGGGTAACGCCCGGTGGCGGTGATGACTATGTAGCAACCGATCGGCAAGTCATTGAATGGGAACAACGCAAGTCGAGAGTGCCCAACAGCATCTGTATCACTTGGAGTTTTTGGGTCGGGTATGATGGCGTGGATGAGAAGATTTGCATCGCCGCCAAAGTGCCTTATCCGCTGTGGGGGTCGGGGAGTTCGTTTGAGGCCGCTTGGAGAGCCTATTCAATGCAAAGGTATCTGTGGCAAGCAGGGAACACACTGGCGCAGGGATTGGGGAGAACTCGCAGGGGCAGGCCGGAGGATTATGACCTTGGCGATGAGTTCAACGGGTTCGTGGCGATAGCTGACGGCAGTTGGAGAAGGGTCAAGAACTCCTTGCCGCAATCTCTGAAAGAGTCTGTCATTGACGCTTGATTATATTGGAGTGACGCGGTCGTGTGTGGATAGTGCATTGGGAGCGCATTGGATTTAATGGACTCTGATGAGTTTCAAGTTTCCCTCTTGACAAACTCGCGGAGATATGATACATTATCAATGTATCGTATCAATTCCGGAGTTCAAGAAAGGGGAAGTCAGATGGATCAAAAAGATTGGGCACAAGATCAGGTTGACAAATTGGAGTCGAGATTGAGGAACGGGTCGGGCGAAGACACCGACAGATTTGTCTCCCAGCTCGGGGGAAAGCTGATTGAGGTAGTGACGGACCTAACCGGAACCGCCCGCCTCACCCTCCTGAATGTTCGGGGCAAGTTCCGAGTCGCAGCGATGACGCCCTACGTCAACAGAGCAACCCGACCGCAAGTTGACATCTTTATGAAAGATTTTGATGACCTGAGCGATGCAGAAACCTTGATGCTGACCGTCATGGAGGCTGACGGGTTTTTAGCGTTTGGGGATCTGTTCAGATTGAGCAAGGGCTCAGGCCTGCGCCTTGTGGAGACGATCTCATGACCTCCAAAACAAACTTGGCAAACCGCATCAAAAAGGCCAAAGCAGCAGCGATATTCACCGCTGAAAGTTCCCCCAATACATTCATTGTCCCAGGATCAAGAGGGAAGCAGTACAGAGTGAAAGTCGAGCGAAACGGAGTGATCTCTTTTGAATGTCGTGGGACCCTACGGGGGAACTTGTGCTTGGGGAATGGCAACGGGACAGTATGTTATCACAGCATCGCCGTTGCTGAGGTCCTCGCCGCCAAACTGAACAAGACAATCAGTTGGTGCGCGACAGAGGCCAATGCTCAGAGGTTGGGACGTATCGGCGGGAAGGTCTACAAGTGCATCCCCGCCAATGGAGTTGGGGAACTGTGGATGGTAGTCTACGAAGAGGAACCCGAACCAGAACCCGAACCCACCCGCGAGGAAAAAGCTGAACAGTCTTGGTCAAAGGGAAACTCACCCGCCGCATCGCTCGGAGTAATGTTCTGGCGAAAGATGCGAGAGGAACAAGAGCAATTTGCGGAGGAAATCTAAGATGCCAAAGTCACACTGGAACCCAGAGAGAGTTTTCGAGGATGACGTAGACACCGGACTAATCCGGTGGGCATTCCTCCAACTATGCGCAGGCCATTACAGCAGAGCAGCCGGTAGGCATGTCTGGAACACGATGCAGCAAGCATACAGCTTTTACCCCAAAGCGACCTACGAGTTACGACGACTGCAGGGATTGCGCAAGGAGGTCAAGGACGGCACGAATTATGCCGAGCGCATAGATCAAGCGATTGAGTGGGTGAAGGAAATGCGCAAAGAGTACGGGAGACACTAAGATGACTATTGAAAGATTCACCAGGGAGCAATTTGAGGCGGCGCTGCCCGTCAACAAAGCAACGGGGGAACCCCTGTGGGAGTTCCTGGCGACTGTCAAAGAGGAATTGACCTATACAATGAAAGTCGCCGGGACAAACAAGCGCATCGTCATTAGATCGAGCATTGACCCAAAGGTCGGGATTGCGGGTGACACCGGAGAAGATTCTATCCGGCTGTGGGTTGAGTACTACTACCCTAAAGCAAGAGAGTGGTTTGCGCTCGGGAAGTTTGATCGCTGGACCACGCGCCAACCCGGTTGGCAGGATCGCATGGTTGCTAAATTGAGAGAACTGTGGAAGTTGGCGCTCGAGGATAGCAAGGGGCGCAAACCTGTCAGTGTTGAGGAGTCGATGGAGGAAACAGAGCAAACCGAGATGAGTGATTCCTCGACACTGACAGAGGCGGGAGGCCCAATTCCCCCCGGAAACGATACACCTTCCTCGGAGGTCGGTGCTGAGGCACCGGCCTCCCCTCCCGCCTCGCCGTTCAGGTTGGGCGATGAGGCTCACGTGACGGAGATTGACGGGGAAACGGAGGAATTGGTAACGCTCCTTGAACCAAACAAAGTTGAGTTGTCGGGACCGACGCCCAACCCGCAACAGATGGCGGCAATTGAGGCGCCTGTCGACTCTGCGGTGCGGGTGCTTGCAGGGCCTGGCGCGGGTAAAACGTTCGTTGTCGCCCGACGTTACTCTTACCTGATTGCGAATGGCGCATCTCCCAATAACATTGTAGCCGTGACATTCAACAAAGACATGGCAGCGGAGTTGCTCAAGCGGATTATCAAGGTCAACCCGCAGGCGCAAGGGACTGCGGCAGAAGATCAGGTCTGTACAATACATGCCCTGTGCTTCCGGATGTTACGCGAGGATGGCGACGGGCGTCGAGTTGCAAAGTTCTGGCAACAGGAAAAGTACATGGAGGAAGCGATTGAGCAAAGTTGGGGACCCGGGGGAGATCAACCGGGGTGGGCAGAGGTCTTAGCGTGGGTCAACGCCGCAAAGATAGAGGGATTGACCAGTGGCGATGACCAGGACTTCTTTTCCCAATGTGTTGACTGCTACGGTCGGAATGTGGGACGGCAATTGCACGAAGCGCGCCGGCAATTTGACGGACGGATGAAGCGCGAGAACTTGTTGACCTTCTCCGATATGCTACTAGATGCAGAAATCAAACTCAAAACCGATCGGGGCTTCCGCGAAAAGTTCCAAGAGCGCTACCAGTACATCATCGTGGACGAAGGGCAAGACACAAGCGCCCAAGCTATGCGGATCCTCACCACCCTGGCAGAACCACAGAACAGATTCTACATTGTCGGGGATACTGACCAATTGCTCTACAGGTTTGCAGGCGCCACGCCGGAAAGCAACCTGTATGAGGGGTTCGAGGAGCGCTACCCCGATGGCGTGCTGATCAAGCTGGAGACTAATTACCGCTCCACAAAGGAGATCATCGACGCCCAATTGAGACTGATTAGGTACAATTATCAGCAAGAGGGCGGGCCGTATGATGACAAGTACCTGAAGGAACTACGACCGCGGGAGGATGCACCGGACGGGGACCCCGTCAGTTTTACAATGCACCCATCACCGGAGATAGAGGCAATTTCCCTCACCGCATCCTTGATTGAGGGATTGGCGAACGGGAGGGAGCCCGGAGATTACTTTGTGGGCGCCCGTACCCGCGCCCAGTTGGGGTACATGGAGGGCGCTCTGATAAAGTCCGAGATCCCGTTTATCAATATTACGGGCGGGAGCTTTTGGACAATGATGCACGTAGCCGATGTCATCGGGTATCTGCGGCTGGCGTATGACGAATCCGATCGGGAGGCTTTCAAGCGAGTGTATAACATCGCTTCCAACTACAACGTTCACTTGTGGGGCGAAAAGAAAGATGAGTATTGCCCACATCGGTACTTGGGGAGAGCGTTCCTGTCAGCGTGCGGGGAAGATTACCGGAGGATTTGGCACGCGGCAGGGCAAAGACGCAGTTGGAAGCCTGGTGTTTCAGACCTGACCGGGTTTGTTCAAGAGTTACAAGCGGAGTTAGCTGCAGGGGAGAACGCAGCGCAACCGCTGAGATACATCATTGACCACTGCTACCGCAAGTACCTGGTTCACAAAGAGGGAATCGTTGACGATGGCGACTCAGCAAAGCTTGATGACCTGGAGACGGTTATTGACATCGCTGCAGAATTTGACGATGCAAAAGAGTTCCTTGACTATGTGGCGCAAGCGGTGAAAGCGGCCGAGAGCGTCAAGGATAAAGATTGGGATGAGTACGTGGTATTGAGCACGGTGCACCGATTGAAGGGCCTGGAGCGAAAGGTGGTGTATGGCATTGGGTTAAGTGAAGGGTATGACATCCGAACTGGAGAACCGCGGGGCTTGCTGCCTCATACTTTTTCAATGATACCACCCCCTAACGCCGGGGTGCTACCGACTGGCGGGATGTCAAGAGTTGAAGATGAAAGATGTATCGCTTTTGTGCTTGTCAGTCGAGCAAAAGAGGAATGTCACCTCAGCGGAGTGCAGAGGTACAGAAACTCCGCTATGTTCCCGTCGAGGTTCGCCCAAGAGTTGGAGGTTTACGACCAAGAGGCATTGATTGAAGATGAGGAAACAGAGGTAGAATTAGTCGAGGAAGGAGGTGAAGGCGTTGAGGATTAAGTTGACTCAGGATGTCCCCGTTGAAGATTGTCACGGCATGCTCAAAGGAAAGACGTATGAGGTCTTAGAGTTTTCGCCTGGACGAAGCGGGTACGCCGTTGTCAAAGGTGACACTGGGCAAAAGGTCAAAGTGTGGGCACACGAGTTTGAAGTGATTGAAAAGTAATCAATCGGGCGGGAGGGTGGGCAACAGAAAGGTAAGTCAATGAGCAATGCAAACATAGGGCGCAGGGTGAGACTCATCTACACGGATGACGAAATAACCAGGGTTCAACCTGGCGACGAAGGCACTGTCACAGGCGTAGACGGGCGCGGGACCATGTTCGTGGATTGGGATCGCGGCTCTGGATTGGGCCTCATCCCTGGACTGGATGAGTGGGAGTTTATAGATGAAAAAGGAGGAAATGGCCATGCAGAAGATCAACCAGTTGGTGAGTGAGTTAGCGAGGGCGCGGGAGGTTGAGGAACAACTCGAGGATGAGGTTGCAGCAATTGAGGCCGAGGTTGCCGAGATGGTAGCGGCACGGTACGGGCAGATTCTGGACCAGAAGCATGAGGCGCTAGAGACGGCGAAGAGTGACCGGCTGCAAGCGGAGGTACACTTGCGCCACGCCGCGCTAGAGGCTTATGAGTTCGACGGGACCAAGAAGCCCCACCCCTCTGTTGAAATCAGGGTGTATACCAACTTGGTCTATGATAAGGGAGCGGCATTGAAGTTCTGCACGACGCTTGGTAAGTTCCTCAAGCTGGATGCGAAGGCTTTTGAGAAAGCCGCACCGCATCTTGACCTTGACTTTGTCGAGCAGAGGGATGACCCACGAACTTTCATCTCGAAGGAACTGATCGTGCTTGCCCCGGAGGTGAAATCATGACCGACACAAAGGAAGTAATCTTTGTAGAAGGGATGCCCGCCGACAGTCACCTGAACCCTCGCGCGATGGGGATACCGCCCGACCTGGCCGAAGGAGCGGAAATCTACAATGCCGCCCGACCTCTGTACGGTCACAAGGAATGGACGGGGGAATTTAGGCATGGTGTGTTTTACGCTGCAATCTACCCCGACCGAGACTATGCTGACGAGTACCGCAGGCGCAACTTAGAGCTTGATGCCGGAGTGTGCATCACCGTGACCATCACCGACATCGAGAGGTGGGGCCGGGAGTATGTTGCTCGACTCAACAGGGAAAGAAATGAGCATAGAGACAACCGGGGATTGCCCCCTGTGACCGACCTGGACTATGATGACCTCGACTTTGAAGATGTGCTGACGGCATATCTGCGACAGGGAGGCAAAAGCAATGTCAGTTGACCCTTATCTTATATTCCTTTGCGGCATTAACGATGCCGCAAAGGATGACCCACGCTTTGATTGGGAAATCGCCAACAAGTTAGAAGTCACCTACGGCAGCATTGAAGATGCGCCTGTGCCCGTGCTGTCCCTTGACGATGATGAGGACGAGTTTTGGGATGAGTTCTGCGGTATGCCCACTAAGCACATTGACAGTCGCCCACCACTCCATAGTGCGTTTTACGAGGGCAACCCCTCGCAAGCACACCCAACGGCTCATGGTGACCAACCAACGGTTGGATACATTATCGAGAGTGTGCATAATCAAGACTTGCTCCGTGCCCTTTCGCTTGTGCCTGGGTTCAGCAAGATAATGGAGGGCAGCGTGGCTATCCTGCCCTCCATGACGATGGAGGGGAACGAATTGAAGTATGGGCTCGACTCCAGCCTTGACCGCGAAGGCGTCGAATTAGCGATTAAGGAAGGTCGTTGGATCAAGTATTACCCTTGTTGGGTAACTAATCGCTGGTTCAACTGCGCCATCCACGTCATGCACTTTGCGGGGTGGACCGGAGTCACAAGGAACATGCTCAAGCTCATGGTAGTGTTCGATTGGGCGTGACTTGACAACTTTGTAATAATATGATACATTATCAATGTATCGTATGAGATGAAAGGAGGTACAAGGTAAGTCAATAGGGCAACGGGAGTAGACGGTTATCGGTATTCAATTTGAAGTAGAAAAACACAAGGAGAAAATGGCAATGCCGCACAAGATATTTAAATTGGGAACAGAATCACACGAAACGCCTGTAGGCACGAGCTTTGCGCCAAGTGCCTGGATCGGCCCGGCGAAGGCTGGACATGTATACGCTGTGGGTTGGGTAGAGTTCAACCTTGAACAACTATACAGCGATTACAATAACGACCTACGCACCGTCCTGGACGAAACCGACGAGGTGACCAACGAGCGATGGGTGGACCTGCTGGTCAGAGAGCACGGTGTAGCTGACCTAATCGAAACGTCCCGCGCCGGTGACAAGTTCAACTACATCTACCGCGATCCTGACCAAGCGGCGGTTCTGGCACGACTGTTGAACTTGGAGGAACCCGCTGCTAGCCGATCGGGAAGACCGTTTGACCGCCGACCCTCGCATCTGTGGCGGTTGGAAATGCCCATCGCTGACGTGCTGACCATCTCTGATGAGGGAAAGGAGAAATTCGAAACCGATGTCATGGTCTTCAGCGTGGAACAAAAGGGGATTGCAAAGAACTCCCCGAGTTGGTGGCGATGGCACGGGATGACTTTGCCCTCCCTGGTTGCTGCCTATGCCACGCTGATGAAGTGGAAGTCTCCTGGCTTTGATCTGGGCGAGTTCTTGGTGCCTGACGATGAGTTCATTGTCACCGCCGACTTTGAGGAACGGATGGTCGGCAACGGGGAAGTGGGGTACGACAAGAGTGTACTCTGGCAACGGCGCATTGACCTATGGGCCGCGCTCGGGGAGAAGGATGCAAAGATCAGCGACCCCGACAAGACCGAGAGCGACAAGCTCAAGGAAGCGCTTATGGTAGCTACCCACAACTGGGAAGATGCGGTGTTCTGTCGAGTGATCCAGGTCCCATCCCCTCGGGTGGATGACGTTTGGACGACGCCGGAAGGTCAAGCACGCCGCAATCGAGTTCCCGTCGTGACCGCATTCTACACCAGCGAGAGGACGGCGACTACCGCCGCAAAAGCGGAGCGCGAGGACTTGGAGATTGAGGTAAGTGCAGACGAACCTGACGCCGAGCCTGACGCCGAATCTGACACCGAGGAGACCGCGAGTTCGGGCGATAGTGTACCGGAGGCATGGAGGGAGTACCCCGATGACTGGTACACTGCTGTCAATGAGATCAGGGAAACCGTACTCGACGGGAAAAACCGCCCGATGCCCGTTGTCAAGAAAGCGTTGACGGGGATGGCCAAACGACTCGCCGAAGAGTACATGACCACGCCGGAAGAGGTACTGAGTTGGTGGGATAAGGTCTAATCCCGCCTTAAGTGTTGGCTCAAATCGTGCGGGGTGGGGGTGCAACTCCCCCACCCCGCCTATGGACAAGGAAAAGGTCATGCCAAATATCACGCTTTCAACGAAGACAGTCCACATGACAGAGGATGACGACCCCTACAGCATTGACGATGAGATGATACCAGTTAACCAAGACCATAGAGTCAATGTCACCGGCGATGGCGCGGGGCGAGGTATCCTGATCTTTGAGTCAATTGTTGACCGAGTGACAAGTATGCCAAAGTTGGGTTCGCCCATCTTGGTGCACACCGAACAGCTTGACGAGTTTATAGCCATGCTAGAAGCGACAAGAAAGCGCCTGGGGATATGATAGCCATTGACCCAACAGAGGCGCGAAGCAACTCACGCTTGCCTAAGGCGGTGCAGCAAGCCGCGATACAAGTTCAGGGTCTGGAACACTTCACCGGGGCCGATTTGCTTGTCTCTCCACTTAGGAGTCCTAAACTGCCCGCCGTGTTGACACAAGGCATCCCGCATCAAAAGGCGCTGAGGGAACACACTGAGGCAGGCGTGCTAATCCAGCGCAAGGATGGGCAGGATCTCTTGTCATCCATCCCCCACTTGGCCGACATCGAAAGACGGATGCTTGAATGGTGCGGTGCGATGGGGCCGTGGCTGTTGGTCATTGGGCAATTTGAGGAGCGCAAGGACGGAGCGGTGTATATCGGCCGCAAGTGGGTTAGTACATCATTCAACTATCAGCAAATCACCGCCGCGCTCGATTGGTGGCAACTGCGGGGTGGGCATGTAACGCAGTTGCACAGCGCAAACAAGATCGCGGGTTGGCTGGCGCGGTGGCATGAGAGTACGTTTAGGAGATTGGGGGAGGACAAAGTCATCATTGACCGCCCCCCAGTTCAGGCGGTGAGGTACGAAGAGCATTGGTGGGCGCCCCTGACAGGGATTAGGGGACTGGGTCCCCAAGGCGCTCAAGCCATAGCTGAGTTCTTGCCGAAGGAATACCAAACGCTCAACGGCGCCTTGCATTATCTGACGACTGCCAGCCTGCAGAAGGCGCTAGGAAGGCCGCAGGGGATAGGAAAAAAAACTCTCCTGGCGGTAAGGGAATGGTTAGGATTGAGTGACGGCGAGTTTGTGGTTACCCTGGACGGAGGTTCGGGCGCAACCAAGGAACGAATAGAGAAGCTCCATCATATAATGAAAGGAACAGCGTCATGAAAAAGGTTTGGGTAATTTCAGGGAACAAAGGGTCGGGAAAGAGTACTGCTATCGTTACGTTCTTACCGCCCAAGGACATTGACAAACTTCTGGTGCTTGACACCGAGGACTCCATGAGTGATATGATTGGCCTTGGATTCAAACACGTCAGGATGTACGATCGCTTGAGGGTCGGCGGGGACATGCTTGACCGGCTGGCGAGGGGTGAAGTGCCTTGGGTGGATCAGGCCGGCAGAAATGCTCTTGTGGGGTATTATGATTACCTGATCAAAGTCCTCAATGAGCAACTTGAGAATGGTAAGTACCTGGCCGTGGGAATTGACACCGTTGGCCCAATTGAAGCGGCGATGACCGCGGCGGTTGAGGCGGGGCGGCGAGTGTTTGGCTGGTCAGGAACCCGCGCCTACGGTCGGATGGAAACGGAGGGAGTAAGGCCTCTGTACCAAGGTTTGCTTGAGGCAATTGCACAAAGAGGGGTAAAGGACATTATCTTGACCTCGCATCTGAAAAACGTGTGGATCAGCGACCAACCAGTCGTGGGGAAAGTCAGACCCGGTGGCAGAATGAAGGTGCTTACTACGTTGTCATCTGGCATGTTTTGGCTGGTGCCAGGAGATTCACCGACCGGCGCGCCTGCTGCCCTGGTGCTGAAGGCGAGGATCGGCAAGATTGAGCCTGATGGCGATGGCCGCGGGTGGAGCGTACGTCAGATTCTACCAGAGCGGATCCCCGAGTTCAGCTGGAAAGCGATAGAACAGTACAGGGCCCACCCTGCCAACTTGGACAATCCCGCACCCGGGGAAGTGTTGAGCGAGAACGAACGCGAGATGATAAGCGATCTGTTGACCGACAAACAGATGGAGCTCATGATACTCGGGGCGAGGGAACAACTCAGCAAAGGCACAAGTGAAAAAGAAACAAAGAGAACAGAAACAGTCAGCGTCTTGAACAAGGAGGACACAGCCTTGAACAAGGAGGACACAGCGGTGAGCATGATTGCGGCGGGCGCAACGAACAAAGAAATTGTTGAGGCGACTGAGCTACCCCTGCCTAAGGTCCTAGCGATTAGGAGAAAGCAATGAGACTTGAAAACTTGAGGGAGTACGACCAACCCAACAGAAAGACGATGCGAATCGTTATGGACGGAGACTTGTATCAAGCCCTTGTCCCATACGTTAACGACCGCGAGGCCAGCGGATTCATTAGGTTGGCCATAAAGCTTTTGCTTGCGTTGACTGGCGATGAGGAAGATATGTCATGCATCGCCGAGCAACTTTTGATCTCCTGCGCAACACCGGAGGACGTTGGCAGGTTGGGCGATCAGCTGCAGGAATTGGCCGGAGAGATTAGATTGCAGCTGTTTGAAATATTGGGCTTCGCTCCGTCATAGAAGCCGCACAAGAGATAAAGCAGGAACCACCGGGGAGCACACATGACCCCTAACCGAAAGGAGAAAAGGGAACCTGGCATAGATGGACTGAGCATCCGATCTAGCCGACTGATAAGGGAATGGCTTTTGCTAACCAACCGGGGAACTTTATCGGGTGCGCTCCCCGCCCGGTTGGTGAATGTAACGTCAGTGTGACATAAAAAAACACAAGGAGGCTAAACCGTGGGAAAACAGAGTGGGATAGAATGGACAGATGCGACATTCAATCCTTGGGTTGGGTGTCAAAAAGTCTCTGCGGGCTGCGCCAATTGCTACGCCGAGCGGGAAATGACCCGCAAGGATAGGTGGGCGAATTCTTGGGGACCAGTTGAAACCAGCACGCGGGTCAGAACGACTGACCAGTATTGGGGGCAACCATTCAGGTGGATGAGGGAGGTGCAAAGAAAAGCGGAGGGCGGCGACGGTTTCAGCCCGCTGAAAGTCTTCTGCGGGTCGTTGTGCGATGTGTTTGAGGATAACCCCTCGCTGATGAAGTGGCGCTATGAGTTGTTCGACATGATTGCCAAAACCAGACCAGAGCTTCAGTGGTTGGTTTTGACCAAGCGACCACGCCAGGCGCGCGACTTTTTCAGGGAGAGCCCGGAGCAACTTGCCGACAATCTTTGGCTGGGAACCAGCATAGAGGACCAGGAAACGCTTGACAAGCGCGCTCCAATGATGCGAGATATCTTGTTGGACAATCCATCTTGTAAGACATTTCTGAGCGTGGAGCCGTTGCTCGAGTTTGTTGACCTGTCGGGTTGGGTCGTGATGACTGATTGGGTCATTGTCGGCGGGGAGAGCGGACCGAACTACCGCCCGATGGATCCCGAGTGGGCGAGGGCGATCAGGGACACTTGCAACCGTTGGAGCGTGCCTTTCTTTTTCAAACAGATGGCGGGGGTGAGGCCAAAGACGGTTGCTATACCCGAGGACTTGGCGGTGAGGAATTTCCCGATTGAGCTAGCGTGACATCGGGGGCGGTTGTCTGGTCGAAGCGTTGGACACGCAAGCCGAAGCAATGCAAGTTTGACAATTGCGTGACCAATAGAGAAGGTAAAAAGTTCCAAGCTTGGTTTGCACCAAGCTTGGGGCGGTGGTATTGCCTCCGGTGCGGGAGGCAGATCAAATAGAAAGGGGATGCACAATGGAACCACAAGAGCTACTTCAAGTTTTAATGACGTACAAGAAACCATTGGTTAAAACGCCGAGGGGGTTTGGAGTATTGCTAGCGGTGGGGCTGAGAAAGTCGCTGATTTGCCGATACATCGGGGACACACCGGCCTCCATTGAGTCGGTTTGGGTTTTCAACTCTTGCATCGAGGGGGCCAAGCTACCCGACCTTGCCGTGACGCACTTTGCCGCACCCGGAAACCCAATAGAGGTGTAGGGTGGACGAAGCCAAAGCAATCAAGATCGCCGCTGTGTTGACCGCCATACCGAGATGGACTGGTGCTTTGATGATAGCAGAAGGCACTCCCCTGCCCCAAGAGTGGCTGGAGTGGTGGAGGGTCGTCGCCGCACTATTGTCCTTGGGAATGGCCGTGGTCGAGGCCTTTGCTATTTCCTACGTGCTGAATGCCTGGAGAGTGCAGAGAGATAAAGGCAGCAAATTGCTTGCGCCGATGGCAATTGCTATGGTGTTGACATTCACCGTGATACTCGCCCCGTACGTGGCGGCGAACGTGCGGGAGTTGCCGTTGAAAGAAGTGTTAAGTGATGGCTGGCTGTGGTGGGTCTGGAGCGCATCCGTCGCAAGTAGCACCGGAGTGACGGTAATTGCTGTCGGGTACGCGCAAAAGAGGCGGGAAATTGCAGAGAAACCGTCAGCAAGTGGCGAAAAGCCACGGGAAAGCGCCAATAAGCCAACCGCAACCGTCGACGATTGGCGGGAAATTTACCGTGGTAATGGCACAAGTCACGACATGACCGCGGCAAAAGTGCGAGAGCTTGTGACAGAGGCCGGGTTCTCCCCACCGAGTGATAGTTCACTGAGGGGATGGGCAAGGGAAGCACAGGAGTTTGCGGGGGTGCATGATGAGCAAAACGAACCGACGAGTACTTGAGTTCCAGGCCGACCGCATCGAGGCAGTGCTCGCCCGGCACAAGGTCTCAGCGCGGGTGACCGGGGGGATGGTTTCGCCTAGGTGGATTCAGTTCCAGGTACTGCCAGCGTTGGGGACCAGGGTGGCGAAAGTGAGAGGGTTAGCGGAGGAATTGGCGCTCAGCCTGGACACAGATACATGCAGGGTGGCAAGACAAGGTAATTTGATGACGATCGAGATTCCCAGGGCTGACCCGTCTATAGTCTCCCTGATGTCAATGGAGGAAAACCTTGCCGACAGGCCATTCCTCAGCGCCGTGCTTGGGCTGGCTGACGACGGCGCGCCTCTGTTGGTGCGGTTGCCCTCGCCGCAAGTGAGTCACTTGCTCATCGCTGGCACTACCGGCAGCGGCAAGAGCGCACTGGCTAAAACCATTATTGCATCGTTGGCGCGGCGCTGGAGTCCTGAGCGAGTTGGGTTCCTGCTCGTTGACCCAAAGCTGAGAGCATTTAAGCATTTTGGTTTGTTGCCTCACTTGCTTACCCCGGTATTGTCTGAGGGGCAAGAGGTCAAGGATGCACTCGACAGGTTGGTGAGGCTAATGATTAAGCGCGACCAAGAAGGCATTATGCCCGACAGCGGCGAGGGGGGAGAACCTCGGGTAGTCGTCGTGATAGATGAGTTGGTCGACTTGCTCATGAGCGAACCGGAGGCAGAGAAGCCACTCACAAGGTTGGTGCAGAGGGGAAGAGAGGCGGGTATACACGTAATCGCTTGCACTCAGAAACCCTCGGCGGCGGTGATAGGGTCACTGGTCAAAGCCAACTTTCCCGTAAGGTTGGTCGGGCGAGTGACATCACCGGAGGATGCAAAGGTGGCGACGGGCTACGCCGGGACGGGCGCCGATCGGTTGACCGGCAAGGGTGACTTTATGGCTGTCACTGGCGGTCAAGTTACGAGGTTCCAGGCCGCCTACATTGGCTCACGTGAGTTGTGGGCAGAGGTGACCAATATCTCTCAGTCGCAGTCAAGTTCTCCCGTAGGCTTGCCCGAATTGCCAGAGCCACACGATGATGACCCACACGATGACTTGTTGAGTGAAAGAGTCGAGTTAGCCAGGCCCGTTTGGAGTCAAATCTATGACGGGGAGAGCGGCAAGTATGAGTGGGGAGGCAAGGGCAAGATCGCCGCAGCCATATTCGGGGACGGTGACACAAGCACGGCAGGCCATAGGGGCAGGGCGGTGACCAAGGTTTGCACGATGCTGGAACAGGAAAAACGACCAAAAAAAGCGTAAAGACTACTACTACTACCCGCACAAGGGCTTTTTTGCGGTCAAAGCAACATCCGGAGGTTCGCGGGAAGGTAGTAGTAGTATTTTGGGAGGCCAAAGGTGGATTCGAGCAATGGGGGTCGGGCAAGTAGAGGGTTCGCGCTGCTGGTCATCGCGTTTTGTATCGGCGCGGGTGCGGTGATAGCGACAAGGTTGGATGAGTCGGCTATTTCAGCCGTGCTCGGCGCGGTTTGCGCTCTGGCGTTTGGCGTGCCTGCTACAATGATAGGCACGGTTATACTGATGCGTTACAGGCAAACCCAACAGAGCAGAGAGACGGAGACGCGGACGCAACCGCAACAACCCCCGGTTGTGGTGATACAACCCGGGCAGTACCCACAGCTTGGGCAGCCAATGCAACAGTATCCCCCATGGTACAATAGCGACCTTGACCGTATGCCTATCCCTAGAGATTTCACGGTGATAGGCGACGACGATTGAATGAGACCCCCGCTCTCACCAAGAGCGGGGGTTTTTTTTGTGGAGGGGAGGGGTGCAAGAACTTGTGACGGCGGTTTGTGGTCTGAATTGGGAAATTTTAATGTTAGGAGTATTGACTTCTCCTAAACCTGTTATACAATGGTTATACAATGACAAATCAAGAATATTCAATGATAGAACGGAGGAAAGAAATGACAGGGCTACAGGAAGTTATGCTCAAAGAAAAGGAATCGAAGGTAAACATCATCATCGACGTCGAGGACGACTGTGGAGGGATTACTTTTATAGCTGTGTTTTCCTGCAAATTGAAGCACCTCGACGGACTGTTCGGAATCGGGGAAGGTCCCGAGGAAGCGCTTGCGGAACTCGACGCAGAGATCAAGTATCTCGAAAGGAAACTGCAGGAGAGGCGAGAAGCAGAGGCCAAAGCTCGAAGCGAGGAATTGAAAAAGCGCGCTGAGGACTACGCCGAAAGCTACTGCACTCAATATAATGTCACTGACCCCAAGGTCCAAAGAGCAATTTACCACAGTCACTTGATGCACCTGGCAAACAACTAACCAAAAAACAGAGGTGGAGGTCGGAGGAACCCCCCTCCGACTTCACCGGGAGGAGATGACAATGAAGATCAAGAAGTACTTGCAGGAACTGGACCATGAGGCCTACGCTGAGAACATCATGCGCGGGTATGACGACAAGAGACCGGTGCCAACTCTGTTACTCAAGATCGGGTTCGTGCTGACCGATGTCAAGGCCAAGGTTGCGGGGCGGGTAATTTGCCCCCTGATCGGGCACAGGGAAGAGGTTGAGGACTCCCACACCGGGCGGGTAGACGTGGGATGCTCCCGATGTCATCAGTACCTGGGTGGAGGGTACTTGTTTTAGTCGCTGGCCTGACGCTTGGGCCGGAACAAGGTAACCGGCCCAACGGTCAGTCCACCGGCGTAGGTGGACATAGAAAAGCAAGGAGGAAGGTCATGGGCAAGAACAGTGTTACGATTATCGAAGATGCGGGTTTGTTCAAATCAATACAGGAACAGTGGGACCTGGAGAGTGCAGAAGCAAGAAAGTTGCGAGAGGAACTGAAGGACCTGGAGGAAAAGCAGAAGCGCTACGAGGGCAAGGCGCGGGCGGAGCGTATCGCCGAGATTGAGCTGGAGCTTGAGGACTTGCAAAAGTTCCCGCAACCGTTTACCGCATCCGAGTTGTTGGCGGAGTTTACCTACGAGTTGTGGCGAGCGGTTGACGACGGCGAAGGTCGAGTTGCTAGCGTGCTGAATCAGCTGCAGGAAGCACACGAGCGCGGGTATGGTATCGCTGATCGGTTCGCTTGGAAGGGCGACGAGTTGATCTTGGGAGAAGCGCGGAGGGATTTGAACCGCATGGCTCTCACTTGGATGTGGGAAACGGCACCCGGGGATTGGCTCGAAACGCTGGGCAAGATCGAAAACCAGGCTCAACAGAGGATCAACCGCGCCGATGCTGTCAACCGACCGTGGTCACGCTCGACGGGTGTGCTGCATAACTTTGTCGAGGATGTGCAAGTCGCCGCCAACTCAGATTTTATCGAGGGAAGCTACACGGGTAGCAATTTCAAATGGGGACGGGCGCGCCTGGAGCACAGAATGAATGAAGCAATCGTGCTGGATGACCTGCGGGAACTGCGGGCGCACTTGGCAGAGACGGAGTAATCAGGGAAACGGTCAATCAAGAGGGCGGGCGGGCGGGCACAAGGAGAAGGTCATGGTAGAGACAGGGAGTAAGCCAGAGTTTCAGATAAGGGATGACCCGGCGCTACAAGTCCAGGTTTGCCAGGTTAAACCGGGGACAGAGGGCGCCAGGGTGGATGTTTTTGACAGAGAGGGCAAGCATCTGTACCGCGTTTTGCTGTATGCTGGACCCGATGACTGGGGAGATGTGGATGTCATCGCTAAGGCGGGGCAGAGATTGACCTTCCTCGCGTGGGACAACGGCTCGCCAGTCGTGCGGGAGGAATTGTCGCCCGGGCTGGTCGGCGCGGTTGACATCAGGAGGGTGCCGTGAAAGAGCATGGGGAGAATTACTACGCGGCGAACGTAGAGCGCAGCGCAGGGCGCCTGGAAGAGGATCTCAGAGTTTTCTTGCGAACGGTAAAAGAGGAAGCGGAGAGGTTCACTGACTACCTGGACAATGGAGATGGCCTCAACAATAGCGTGGGCTTGGAGGACATCGCCAACTGGGTAATCGGCAAAGTGCCAGGGTGGTTGGATCAAGCGATGGTTTTGAACATGCATCGAACTCACCTGCTAGAGGCGCAGGCTGCGCTAGAAGCCCTACAGTACGAGGAAGATTACCGATTGCATCAGGATCTGAAGCAACTCCCGGAGGAACACGATGGATAACGAGCGTAGTGTACAAGTAGCACTTGACGGGGTACAGATTGCCCTTGAGAAAGCGGCCGAACAAGCGACCAGGTTAGCGATGACCCAAGTTGAGTACGAGCGCCGGAAGTTGGGGGACAGCATGAGGGAGTACCTGGAGACTATGAGGGACGAAGCGACCCGTTTGCTGAATCATCTCGACCAACTTCCAGATACTTACCACGGTCACGTTGACTCAGGGAACGTACTCGACTATGAGGACGTCGCCTTGTGGGCAATTGGGAAAGCGACCAACCTCACGGCATTGGCGACGATGACCGCCAGCCAGAGGACGTATTACATGGAGGCGCTAGCAAGATTGCAGGCCCTGACCCAGGCAGAAGACCTAATCAAGGGTGAAACAGAGTAGAGCAAACGCCCAATGCAACCCCCAATGTATCGAGTCGGGGGTTGCATTGGGACTTTTTAATGTTAAGCCGCAGAAAATGTATTGACTTATAAGATCATCTGTTATACAATGGTTATATGATGATATTCAATAGTACGATGGAGGTCAAGCAAAATGAAGGTCAAAGCTTATCACTACAGCTATAGGGATAGCCTGAAGTCAATCCTGACCCACGGCATCATGCCCGGGAGAGACGCAGACGCCGGGGAGAGATTGCCCTTTGTTCTGATGAGTGTGGATCAGTATGATAACCCAGGGCCTGGACAGAGGATCCACATTGAGTTCGAGGTTGACAATGAGGACCCCCGCTTCCGGATGGTCAATGATGTTTGGGCCGAGTTCTGCGGGACGATCCCCCCGACTGACATCCTGCGGGTGCAGATGCCTCCCCGGAGCAACCACGAGGTTGTGCAACTCTTGAAAGCAAATGGGATGAGCATTGAGGCGCTTGACCCATACTTTGAATATCAGCCGGTGGAAGTCATTAGGGAGAGGTTAAAGAATGAGTAAAATCGACGGAAGTTTCACCGTGGACTGGGCAGATATGCCTCGAACCGCATCGTTCGATGACCTTATTGCAGGCGTTGGATTCAATGACTATGTCGAACGATACGGCTTGTGGCACATCATCTTTAATAATGGAGTTTATTACACTCAAGATGTTGACGACTCGGAAGTAGGACGCAAGTGCAAACCTCTTGAGGTTTTGTGCAAAGTGTCAATTAACTAAGGGGGATAGATCATGTTCAGATTCTACGCAACGGACGACAGCTTTGAAAACAACGTACAGGAGTTGCGCAAGTTGACCACCGCGCCGGGAGCGCCAAAGCCGGCAGGGATCGTCATTGTCCTGAATTGGCGCGGCGGGAAGATAGAATCGTTCGACTGTCAATCGGTGAGATTCGGCCCGGTTGATAAGATGGTGGGGTACACGACGGATGGGGGAGAGCATCGCGTGCCGGTGTCGGTTGTGCAGCAAGTTTACTTCTGGTTTTAGGAGGACATCATGCCTACGAAATTCAAGGGCGGACCATGTACAATGAAACAAGGCGGCATAGGCCCAGATGACTATTTGTTCAGGCTGTTGCCGCGTGGTTTATGGCATAGAGTTATCATTCGGCACAAACCGGAGGATGGCGGGCGAGCGGCGTACGAGAGCGACCTTGTTGCACTCTCCACAATCCTCAAGAACTGCGAGAGAGTTCACATGGGGGAGTTGGCGCGGATCGCGCAGGAAAAGGAGAGCAAGGGGAGGCCGGTTCGAGTGTTAAGCGCCACCCATTTCTTGAAAGTCTATGGAGGACAAGCGTCATGACCGTATGCTACAGAGTAACAACCTGGTACAGATACAAGGATGACTCAGAGGGTATGTTGACCTCGACCCACAAGAGGCGCGCCTGGGCCTACACCCAGCAACAATGCAACCGTGATTGGTTGAAGGCCAAGGGCAGAGAAATCGAGCGCGAGGAAATCTGTGAGGTCATCTTGCCAGAACATGAGCCACCGTGTGACGTGATCGACCGCTCTGAGGAAGTGGGAGAGTAATCCGCAGCCACACCCGACCCCGAACCTGTAGCCTGGAAGGCGTGAGTCGCCACCACCAACCACGCGCAGGGGAGATGCTGAGTTATCGCAAGGGTCGGGTGTGGATTCGACAGGGAGAAAGAGACAAAGTTATGGCTAAGATGGTGAAGGGTTTGAGAATAGGAGATATCACCAACGAGCAGCTTGCAGAGTTGAAAAAGATCTATGGGACAGAGACGACCGCTGTCACTGTTGCGGTTGATCGACTGTATCATGAGGCCATGCAGGAGGACAGACGCCGGGAGTTGACAGAGCGCGCCATTGCTCTGTTGGGAGAAGTCGTCAAGCCGATCCTCCCACATGACCCCGGCTGGGCAATAGAAACAAAAAAGGAAATCGCTATCTTGTTGGCCGAGTTTGGGCGATTGAATGAGAAAAAGAAAGGGGGTGAGATCAATGCCAGTGGTTAACGCCTATACCGTTGTGCCTGCAGAGATCAAGCAAGGTGACGAAATGTATTTCGTCGTCAAAGCCCTGGTGCTCAGAAAAGAATCGGATGGCACTTGCTTGTATCGGCTTTACCGTTGCGCCTATAACGGAGAGCCATTACAGGGCAGCCAAATTATGAACCAAGCTGAGGTTTGTGAGGTTTTGTTCCCATCGTTGGCAATTGTCGGAGAACCAATCTAGGAGGCCGCAGTAAGCGCCTCGTACCACCAACCGTCAGAGCCAAGAGAGACGCAGAACCAAACGTTGGACCCGGCGCCATTGTCGTTGATTACACCAATGGCGCCGGTTCCCACATCCGTAGAAGCCCCCAGTGCCCCCTCGATCTGTTCAAGGGTGGGTGGATTCCCTACGTCATTCTCTGAGTAGCTACCAATCGCAAGAGGTTCCCTCGACTCCAGGATCGCCAAGCGCGTCTCAAGTGCAGATATTTGCTCAAGCAAGCTCTCGAAAAACTGTCTACTCAGAGTCATTAGTTTGCCTCTGTTTGGATGTCAATTCTCTCGGTCCCATCTTGAGATAATGCAACGGAGACTTGGATGACCTTGTGGGTTTCCTCGACTTCCTCGTAGTCGGCGGTGACAAGGTCGCCCATTACTCCATCCACACAGTAATGTATACCGTACATCGTGGCCGGAGTTTGGAGAACATCAAAGGTCAAGACGCCTTTGGCTTGCGTTTCACTGAGCTTTTGATTGCCAACCGCCTGCAGAGCAGCTTGCGTCAAGCTCTGGCTGGAGTCAACAAATATCTCCACGTCATTGCTTGCGCTGTAATCTGGACCCGCGACTATGCGCGTAGCTCGCGAATCTTCGCGCCCCCTGCCGGCGACAATGGCAACGGTGCCCTCCTGGATACGGTTCATGCGATAAGAGGGATTGCCCATGTTACCACGCTCGAGATTGAATGTCAGGCTTGCTGACAGGTCACTACCACGCTGCCCCGCAAACCATTGAAATTCCCAATTGGCAGCGGATTGCTCTACAAGGTCAAAGTCGCCGCCGGCGATGTCGGCTATCTTGGTCAACTCGGCAAGTACGTTTTTCCAAGCGCATGCCCAGGTTATGGTATTGCCTCCTGAGCTTGTTGCCTCGACGGTCAGGCCAGAGATTACCCCTGCGCGTTCCCTGCCGTTTGCAGTTGTGGCGTTGGCTGCGCAGTTGTAATCCACAAGGCGCTTGAGGATAGTCTCGGCCGGAGATGAAGTAAATTGACTGCGGTTCGCGGTCCCGGCCTTCCAGGCCACATGACGAGTGGAGAGAAGCCAGAGGATGCCGGGGGCAATTCCCTCAAAGTAGGAAGCACCGGACCAAAACCGGCGCTGATCCAAAAACAGCCCCTGGAAGTCACGATACCAGTCAAGGCCAGCATTGGGAACCCTGCGCCAAACCTCCACGATATAACGATGACCGAGGGTAGCGATAGAGTGGTGATCTCCAGGAAGGAGGAACCGACACAAACCGTAAGTGTTAACCTTCTTGACATAGGATAGGCCAAGAAAGTCCCATACCTCGGCAACCTTGACGCCGCTGATGTTGAGAAAGTCAAGACGGTATTGGACGTCATAAACCATGCCGGGGGTCAGGGACGGGGGAGGGGGGATGGGTTCCTCGGCGGGGGGAGCCGATGGGGCCACGATCCCACTGGCTATGATGTACTGTATCTCACCCTGGAGCAAGGCGCGGTCAAAAACTGCTACTTCGTCAAGGAGGCCATCGTAGTAAAAAGTGTCGTTTTGGCCTCGGCCAAGCTCGAACGCCGCGTCGGAGTTGTTGAGCGAGCTGGTGAAACTTGTAGTTGGGGCAGAGTCAAGATCTCCGTCAATATAGATGCGGAGCTCTGAACCGTCGTAGACAGCGGCGACGTGATACCAAGTGCCAGCGGAGATGGCGGTATCTCCCCTGTGGTGAGTTGCAGCCGCACCGTCAGGAGATACAGAGATGCGAGCGTAGTAATTGCCGGTGTCTAATAATAAAGAGAGTTGGTAAGCCCTGTCGCCACCATCAATGTCAAATTTGGACACAAGAGCGTGGCGGCTCACGGCGGTAAGAGTCTCCGGTTTCACCCAACAAAGCAAGGTAAAGCGGTCACTTAGGTCCAACCCCGTCTGGCTGGCGTCAGCAATAGTTAGATATTGGCTACTCGTATCCTCAAAGTCAGCTGAGTTGTCTCCCTCTTGCGAATCGGTCGAGTACCCCACCGAGTTACCATCAGTCAAGTCATTGTCATCATTGGGGGAGCTATCATACCTTGTACCGCTGGTTTCCTCAAGGCGATACAGGGCGCGCAGGTTCACGTCAGTGTCGTAGACCGGCGGGTTGCGAATGCCATTGGTGTAGATATCATTGATCTGAGTCGCTGTCAGTGCACGATTGAAAACCAAGACCTCATCCATCAAGCCATCGTAAGGCCACGTGTTTTCGGGATGCCGCCCCAAGCGGAATTCTGAGGTGGAGTCAAAAACTGCGCTAGAGAAGGAAGTCGGGGTGCAATCAGATTCTGCGTCGCGATAGATGATGAGTTCAGACCCATCATAGACAAAGGCAAGATGCACCCATGTCCCGGCTGATACCGGAGTGTCGGCCTGAACTGCCGAGTAAGTGCTTCCATTGCTTGAGACATTCAACCGCGGGTAGACGCTGCCGCCCGACAAGATCAACCACGCCATATAACTCCGTTGGTTTCCAGATGTGACGTACTTTGCCGCCAGAACCTGAGAGGCAGCAACGGACTCGGCCTTGATCCACATACAAATGGTGAACTCGCCAGAAAGCGCCAACCCCGATTGGTTGGCGTCGGTGATGTTTAGGTATTCGTTATTTCCGGATTCAAAGTCTGCGCTGTAAGTACCTTCCTTCTGGTCTGCGCTTTGACTCACGGTGTTATTGTCGGTCAGGTGGTTGAGCCTCACGCTTTGATCGTACCGCGTGCCCGAGGCTTCCTCCATAGCCCAAAAGCCGACCAAGCTGTCATCGTCTTTATATACCTCTGTCGACTCCTCTGGCGGTTCTGGCGGCGCTCCCTCTTGAGGTTCAACCAACCCAAGCACGATTGACCAGGGATCGTTCATGAGGTTAGATGCCTGGGCATTGTCTACAATAGCTTCCTGGTAATCCTCACCCCACGTCGCCCACCACATGATCATGACCATGTTGGAGTAACCGCCCGTCTTGATCTTGTTCAGGGGGACCATACAGTTATAGTTACCTGTGTTGGGATAGTAAGGGCCGTGCTCCGAGTAACAGATTTCGGCACCGCTTATGCCGTCCAGCTCGGTGTAGCCCGGCGATGTGATTTCAGCGTCATCCTCGTAGCATGACGCCCCTGCCCAATCGGCATAGCTTGAACCAGGCCATTGAGCTGACAAGTCGCGCCCCTGGTCACGGTTCGCGGTAGTGTAGAGCCAGATGAGCTTGTCGGCCATGCCGTGCTCTTGCTCAACGTAATCCCGCAGGTCCTCCCACATGGCGACAAAGGAAGCGATATAACGTGACTGGTTTAGATTCCACTCATTGCCAGCGTCGGGCACGGGACCCCACCAATACCAGCCGCCCGTACACTCTCGAAACGGTCTGAAGATGATAATGACTCCCTCATCGGTCATAACCTTGAACTCTTCCATCATGTCGTCAATCATGGAGTGCCAGGTATCATAAACCGCGGTTTGGTCGTCTACAAGATCTTCAAGCCCCCATAGTGGCCGGTCGGTATCATTGGCGTAGGATTCGTTCCAGGGGTTCGGGAAGTTGGGGATGATAACCACCAGGCCGCCAGCGTCCCAGTGGTCTTGTGCAAGCGATGACATCAAGGCTATGTTTTGGGCGGTAAAGGTGGGATTGTAGCGTCGCCATTGAAAACCGATTAGGGCAGGCTGTTGCCCGGTGGCGGTTTCCAGGTCAAGAAAGTAATGGTCGTAGCAGGATTGTATATCGAGGGCGCGACCGCAGATCTGTTGACCTATGATGACGCGCCGATCGCCGCGGCTGGTTAAGCCCGCGACCCAATCCAGGATTTGTTGCTTGGTGGCTGCCATTAGCTGTCCGCTGTATAGGTCATCAACCAACCAGCGAAGTAACAGTCTGAGCTAAGGACATCAGAGGCATGTCCGGGGTTACGCTGGAACTCTAGGCTAACATGGTCACCAGCAGCGGCACTGGACAGAGACATGCTCCGTGCTTCAAATATCTCGTTGGTAGTGTCCAAGTTGACCGTTGCCCACGACGCACCAGCGGTATGGTTGGTGTAAGATTCGCCAACGGCGCCATAGTATGCCGCATTGTAGGTGTAGATATTGCCCGTCGCGCTAGTGCTGCCGACAATGACCGCCTCGATGGTCAATCCGCTGGCAAAGTCTTCTGGCACTCTGCCCCAACCCTTGCAAACGGTTGTATAACCATCGTCCGACATGACCCATCCCTGAGCCTCAACATCTCGTACAGTCGAGGAAAGATACACATGCGCTTGGCTACAAGGGATAAAAACCGTCCGTGTCCTATTGTCGATCTTGGCCGCGGTCACCGCCTCATCCTCAATCATGCTCGTCTCGATCTCGATATTGGGATGTACGAACGCTCGTTCGTCGGTGACAGTAATCACCCCTCCGGTAGTGATGGAGGCCTGCGCGAGCGGTATTTGCCACTCCACGCCATCCGTCTGAGTGAGACTGGGCGCACCTGCCCCTTCCGTCCCGGCGACGCGGGTGATTCTGACGGTTTGCGCTGTCCAGTCTGCCTCAAGTACGATCCTGTCGATGCGAGTAGAGGACGACGGGGTCGGGACGGCTACAGTCTCACTCGCGGTGTTCCAGTAGGGAAAACCGTAGACGATAGCCGCGCCGGTGTTGACGGAGACTGGCGAGGACGTGCCAGTGACCTCCAGTTCGTTGAGGTAGTTTTTATGCACTCCCTCAGTGGTGGAGTCACCAATCATCCATTGGCGCACCCAGCGGATCAGCTCCGCTTGGGTATATTCTGTTGCGCCATCACCGGTGCTGCCGGTGGTCCAAAAGATAGACTTTTCTGCCATGACACCCTCCTGGGTTCCTAAATTCCGATAAAGCGCTCGGCGTAGCGCAAGTACACCTCTGTTGCGGAGGTTACCCCGCTGCCGGTCACTTGAATGTCATTGGGTAGGCTTGTAGCAAGTCCCTGCGGGGCCTCAAGGTGAAACGTGCCAAGATCCGAGTCGGTGGACAAGTCGCCGATCTTATTGTTGCCCTCCGAGTCGACTACGGTTTTCTGGCCATAGCGACAATCGACGTCATAGTAGTCGCCTGCGTCTATTGTCACCCCGCCAAAGTAGATTTGTTCGCCGGTGGTGACATTGTAAACCTTGGCAGACGTGATGGGTCCTACAATGCGAATGAAGGGGTAAGACACCCAACTGCCGGCATAATCCACTACCCTGTTGACATTGAGGACAGATGCACCCACAGCGAGAGGGACTTCCATAGGGACGGCAAACGCGCCACCACCCGCCCCGAGGGCGAACACTTCAGCTTGCTCAACGGGATTGTATAAAGTGGGGTCGGGGGCCACCAGGGCAACAACCACCCTCAAGTAAAATCCCTGTTTGTCTGCGCTGGCAAAGTTAATGTCTCCATTGTAGTGAGCATCTATGCGGCGGGTGTAGCCATTGTCAAGACTAAACGTGACTCTAATAACTTGATTGGATGGCTTGAAAAGCCTTAGGAATTGCTCTCGCTTGTCGTAAAGATCGGCTATGTCTGACCCATCAAGGCCAAAATACAACCTGAAAGTTCTTGCGTCGAGCCGAAAACCCCTATCCGTCTGGCCATGCTGTTGCGGGGCGCGCTCGGCCAATCGGTGCTGGGCAGGCATGCCAAGGCTGTCATGACCGAGAAAGTTGAAAGTGTTGCTGAGGTCGTATTCTATTCCGTCAATGGTTACAGAGATGGTCGCCATGCTATCCCCCGTACAACTTTCTCAGCATCTGTATATCGGTCACCAGGTCAGTTTCCTCCCGGTAGGCGTAGTGAGCGTCGATGTTGAAGATAGGGCCAGAAGCGGTTGTCAATCTGGTGCTGGCTATCGCTGAGGCAATGGCTTGCGGCAAGTTTGCCAACACACCAAGACCGCCCGCGCTCAGAGCTCGGTCGGCGCCCTGAGCCAGATTGCCAATGATGGCCTCTCCCGCTTTTCCTAACCCGTACAATGGCGAGGCGGGGCCTGCTTTCGGTTCACTGAACGGGAGCATGTTACGTAGATCGTTGAGTTTGTCTTTGAACCATCCAACAAGACCATCCCAGGCGTTGGCGATACCGTTACGCACGGCGTCAACCACGGCACGACCCGCGGCCTCGAACTGACCGACAATGCCACGCAGGATTCCCAACACGGCATTAATAGAGTCGGAGACTATGCCCTTGATTCCTTCCCAGGCACGGGAGATAACTGTTTTGATGGCGTCCCAAATGTTAGAGATGACCGTTTTTATGTTCTCAAAAGCGGATTGCAAGTTGGTTTTGAGAGTGTTGACCTTGGTTGAGACAATCGCCTTGACCGCTTCCCAGGCATCAGCCGCAGCACGCTTGATATCGTTCCAGCGGTCAGAGAGCCAGGATTGCACATTGGAGATGATGTCTTTAATGGCGGTGCGTAGGTTGTTGACCAGAGATTCAACCGCAAGCTTCAGCGCGGTCCAGGTAGCGCTCGCGGTTGATTTGATGCTTGACCAGGCGCCCGACAGCCACCCCTGCAAAGCGGAGATGATGCCGATAATGGCATCTTTCAAAGCATTGGCGATAGACTCGACTACGCTCTTAATGGTGTTCCAGATATTGGCGGCAAAGTCCTTGATCATGGTCCAGATCGCCGACCAATCGCCATTTATGGCAAGCATGACAACTTTGATGATACCCAAGATCAGGTGCATGGCTTGTTCTATGATCGTGTTGAGCAAATCCCAAACGAACTTAACCACCGCCGTAATCTCATCGCCAAACTCTTCCCACGCTTTGTAAATAATAAACAAAACCGCGCCTATGACTGTGGCGATGGCTGTCATGACCGTGACAATGGTTTGCTGAATTAAGTCCCAATTCTCACGGATGAAGTTGACGATGATCATGACTTTGTCCATAATCTCGGACACAACCTCGATTAGGACAGAGACGACAGTATCATAGACCACTTGTAGCACGGTGCCAATGATAGTAGAAATCATCGTCCAGTTTTCTTGAACCCAGGCTATAGCCTCGTTAAGCTTTTCCATTATGGTTTGGGCGACGGCGACGATGATCGGGATGACGGTTGTGGACAGGAACTCCATCCCCTCCTGAATGCCTGGGATGAGGGTATCTTGAATGAAGGCGACGATGCCCCACATGATTTCAAAGGCGGTATTGATTATACCCTGTAGCCACTCAGGCATACTGGCAAACCCTGGGATAAACTCTTCGGGTCCCATCACCTCGCCCCATTGGAGGAAGTGCTGAATAGCCTCAATGATGCCACGGACGACGCTGATGACTAATTCGGCGGCCTCGACGGAGCGATTGAAGGAGGGAATAAAAACCGACGTGATAAAACCGCTGACGACCTTGATAGCCTTGGGCAACATCTTGCCCAACCAGCCCCCCAATTCCTCCAGGATGGGCATAACTTTGTTCTGCAGGAAAGGGATGACTTTCTTTTGAAAGGCGTCAGCGATGAGGGGGATGTACTTAGATGCTGTGTCGGCCAAGAACCCAGTAAACTTTTGCCACATTGGGAGAATGGATCGGCCAATCGCTATTTTGGCATTCTCCATCTTGGCTTTCATTCGCGCTTGTGACGCCGCCACATTGTCACCTTGCTCACCAACCTTCGCCATCGTGAGCTCGGCTTGCTCGAGGGTAGCTGTCATGAAGGCGGTCTCGCGGGTCAATGACGAATCGGCCTCCATTAGCTCTTTGATGCGTTCGCGAACTTTGCCGCTGGAGATGCCGAAAGAGTCTAGGCGCGGGATGCTCTGATTCGCAAGCATCAGAGCAAAATTTTCCATACTATATGTTACGTCCTCGCCCATCGCCAATCCTAATTGAGTGGCGACCTCAGCGAGTTTTGCGGCTTCGTCGGATGATTCAGCCAAACCCATGGCAAGGAACTTGTTGCCAGCGTAAAGAAGGTCAGCGTCAGAGACCATCCCGCGAGTGGCTTCACGGAGTTGTTGCATCGCCTGGGCGGTGTCACCCCCAACAGACTGGATCAGTTTGTCAAAGGTTTGGGCCATAGCATCAACGCGGGGGACCTCAGAAACCATCTCGCCTATGGCGCTTGTGATCTTGCCGATGCCTTGGGCAATCAGCATACCACTCGCCATAGAAAAGGCGGTGCCTAGGCCTGATTTTATCGCCGAGCCTGCTCGGGAAACAAATCCCTTGGTTTTCTTTTCGGCGCTGTCTAAGTCGCTGTCATAGTCTGTGCGATCTCCCTTGATGTATACAAGAGCATCGCCGAGTTTGACACTCAATTAGTCAGAGTCCTTACGCATCCCCAAAGCATAAGTGTATTTCACAAGCGTTCCCAGGATGAGTAGGGAACCAGCCAGGGTCCTTTCAACCGCTTGCCTCTGTTTGTTGGTCCTGGTTCGAAAGACGCCTGATGCCCACAAGAGCACGTACCACGCCATAATCGCATCGCTGATGAGTTGAAAGGTCGGGTCACCGTCTGGCACGATCTCATCAACTTCGTCGGTTGTCATCAAGTCAAGCACCTTCTGCACCGTTGCTTCCGCTTGACCTTGTGACATTCCTTTGCCTTTCATTCTGCACCTTCCTTTAATCCAGGATGACCCATTTGGGACATAAAGCCGGACAAGTCAATGTTCCGCGCCTGACCTCTTTGACTCATAGCGTCACTCAGTGTTTTCCACACTTCGCCCGCCAGAAGCTTGGCTTCCCATCGTTTGCGCCTTATGTAGGACACTTGCAAGGTTGCCAAGGTCAGTATGTCTAATTGGTCATCCCAAAGGCCCCATTGAGATAACGCCAACTCCGTTATGTCTGACGCGGCGTTGAGCCAATCGTCTCCCAAAGCTGAACCAGTTTGCCCACCGCGGATCCAAAAGGGTAGGCCAAACCAAGGATGGCGATAAAGGCTTCGATGATCTCAGAATCATAGGCATCGTCAAGGGTACTATGCAAGTTCGGCGGGAGGTAGCTTTTGACCATTTCGTGAACGATGCCCACCGAACCAAGGAGCTTGCCGCTGAAGGAACGGACCAGGCCAGCGATAGCGTCAAAGTCGTTCACTTCCACTTCACCACCTACGCCAAGCTCCTCGATTGCGTTTGCGATCTCGCTAAAGTGCTTTTCCAACTCCGCGCGCCACTCTGCGTTATTGCGACTACGGAGTTCCTCAACTGTATACTCTGTTCCGTCAAGAACTATGGTTACTGTTTTCATCGCATCCCCTTTATCACTTTAGCTAGTCGCCGGGGCGGTTACCCTCTGGAACAAACACAGGCGCTGACCGACAGATTGAGTTGGATCGACTAACGCCTTGACTTGGATCGGGATACCCGCCTTGTCCTCCGCCTTCTGGCTGAAGGTCAACTCACCGTTGAGCGTGCCTGTGCCGATGTGGATGAAGACTCTCAACGGGTGCTCGTTGCCGGAGGCGTCGATGTGACGACACTCAAAGCCCCAAGACTTTTCAGATATGATTGGTTCGTCGCCGAGGCCGGTTTCCTCATAGCCCTTTTGTGAGGCGCCTGCCGCAGTGGTCGAGACGGCGTCTTGGTCACCGGCGCCAAGTTGAAGATACTCGGCCGTCAACTCGGCAAGCACAGTCTCGGCGGTCAAGTTCTCTGAGATACGCCGACGCTTGACGGGGGCCAAGTGCTCCTCTACCGCGATGTCGGCTTCCTCCGACTCATAGATTAGGGTCAAGGGGGCATCGGTGTAGCCGACACGCTCCCAGTTGCCACCCCAAGCCGCCCCGAGAGCTACGCTGGTCTCATCGGGGATAGTTTCACCCACTGGGGCATGGTACAACCACGCGCCAGAGTGAATGATGTTGGTTACTGACGGTGTTCCCATTTGGAACCTCCTAAGACTCTCTGATTAAAAAGCGAAAGTACGTTAGCACAAAGGGCCAGTCGGTTTCTGGTTCCTCCAATGACTGCCCCTGGACTTCAAGTTGAGCATGGAGGATGCTTGCAGAATGGGTATTCTGAAGCGCATCATACAGAGCGCGATAGACTTGCCACGCCTCGCGGTCGTTCTGACCGTAGCACTTGAACTGAACGGAAGGGCGGTGTAAGGCGTCGGGATAGTCAATGTCACCCCCGCGAACGCGGAAGGTGACGCAGGCACCACTGTCAAGGTCGTAACCTGGCGGCGGGACGTCCCTGGCTGAGTAAACTCGGTTAGAGATTAAGTCGGCCAGGTCGGCGCAAGTTACGAGATGAGCCTTGATGACAGAGTTTAGATCAACCAAGACGCACCACCCCGGCGATGTTTGGGAATTGACCCGCTGCTTCCTCCAAACCACCCCACAAGAAACCGACCCGGTTTTCTTGATAGATGGTATAACCTGCTGCTGCGTGGACTGCTGCTTCGTGTTCTCCCACGCTCGGCGATGGCGCTACCTCGCGGTTGGCCACGGATTTGGCCTGTGCTGTTGCTTGTGATCTACCCGAGCCACCGGGTGCTATGGTGTAGATCGCGTTTCGCATAAAGCCGGTGTCTACCGGAGCGCGGGTCTTGGCTGCGCCCTCAACGTAGAACGCGATACGCTCTATGATTAAGTCGGCGGCATCATCGACCATAGCGGTGACTTTGTCGCCGTACCAAGCGACTTTACCTGACATTAGATTCCCTTGTGCCTTTTGAGCCTCACAACCAGGCCGGACGGGCCACGTTCCACCGGGCCAACAATGGCATACACCTCTGCAGTAGCAAGTGCCAGGCCGTAACGGTGCGTGACCTTGATGCGGTCGCGGGGGTCGATAACTGTACCGACAGGCAACCGCAGGGAAAGGTCAATCTCCGGTACCCTGCCGCTGCCTTGAAGCTCAGTCGGGCTAGACTGATCCACCCCGCAGGAGATAGCGGGTTGGTCGGTGTAATCAGGCGAGGGGTTGCCGTACGCATCCTCAAAGGCGCTGTACCTCTGAACCATGCAGATATCCTGCATGTGTCCCTGTTGCGTGGATTGCAAGCGTGACAACTCACCAGCGGTAAAGTGCCTCATTCGGCGGCTTCCTCGCCTTCGCCGTCCTTAGTGGCGGTTTCTTGCTGCTTACCGCGGGGAACCGGCGCTGTCCGCGGTTTCTTGCGGCTTCTTGTGGCCTTTTGCGGCTCACTCTCGGCGTGATACCACAAGTGACAAGCCGCAAGGCAAACAAGAGGCTCCCCGCATTGAGGGCAAGTGGGGAACTCACCTGACAGGGGTTCACCAACCACCGTGAAGCCCTGCTCAAGAAGGTTCCTAATCTGCCTCGGTCGGTTGCGGAACTTGAGCAAAACGGTGTCACCTCTTTGGTTTCTGAGTTTCATTATCGCACACTGATAGCGGCTACTGCACTCGCCTCATCTGCGGTGATGGCGACGTTAAGGTAACCATCCGAGTCATTGTACTGTTGCTGAGGCCAGGGGCCCATAAACCAGTTCTGAGATGCGGTGACGACGACGGCACGACCTGCGGGAGTCAGGCCATCCACCTTCAACGTGGGAGTAAACGTCAACGTGACCGCTCCGGCGTTTTGTTCCTCAATGTAGAGGATGGTTTGGCCATCGTTAAGGAACCTGAATCCGTCAGCGGTGGTGACGGACTCAAGAGAGAGTTGCGCGCCGGTTCGGGCAACGTTTTGGATAGTGAGTGTTTCTGCTGCCATAGTTTTTAATCCTCCGGAGGCGCGTAAGGGTCGTACTCTTGCGTGAGTGTGGCGACGCTCACGCGCCAATTGATATCATCATACTCAAGGGCGTCGTCGGCTGCCCGGCTGAACTGCGTTACAGCCTGAGCGTGGATTTGACTGCGGTTATAGCTCCCTCCGTCAGCGGAGAAGTCAAAGTCGCCTACGGTTTCGTGCATGACGGCGCGCCAGACTTCACGACGGGCCAAGGCTCTCAGCTTACGCATGTCGGTTGCCTCGGCGATAGTGTCAACACCGTAGGCCAACAGAGTTTCTATAGCCGCTTCGTCATAGGCGTTGGTGAAAACGTCCCAGTTAAGCACCGACGCAACCGCGCCCAGGGTGCGGTGCATAAAGCCCTTGAGTTGGTCTTCGGTGTAACTGGTCGGCGCTGTCATGCTAGTACCTCACGGATGCGCTTCAAGGTCGCGGGGCCTATGCCCTCGATTCTGAGCAGTTCGCCGTCATCAGCACTGATGACAGAGGCTGGTGAGCCATACCCTGCCGCTACAAGCCGCTGGACAATAACAGCTTCAAGCTCTCCCCAAGAGCCTGCTACAGAAAGCCGCTCCAGGAAACTAGCTATCGCCTCAAGCTGTAGGACGCTGCGGCTCGCGGGGTCCTGGACGGTGATAATGAGTGGAGGCTGTACACCAAACCGATCGGCCAGCTTTCCCGCACTGGCGGTTATGCTGCGTTCGGCGTCAAGCCTGCGCGCTGCAGCTATTGACTTTTTCATTGTCCACCGACCGCACAGTAATGGACATCCACCCCGGTCGTTCCCGCGGTTGCATCGGCTTCCCAAGACTTTACAGTCACGGTGGTAGTAGTCGGGTCAGTAGCTGTGACAAACGCGCCCGTACTGGCAGCATCTGTGATCTGACTGACCAGGATAGCGTCAACCGTGGTGAGTGACCCGCTGAGATCAAGCGCGGTTGTAGCGGTGAAAGTGCCAGTCGTCCCACATACAAGTTGCTTGCCAGAGGATGCATGTCCGAGAGTGTATAGGTTGTCGGTCCCAAACTGCAAGGTGCTGGCAAAGTCAGCGGCGCCGGTGAACTCAGATAGGGAATTGACGGTCAGCAAGTCAGCGATGAGTTGACCGGTGACACGAGTCCTTGGCACACCGGGGATGCTAATGCCTTGGGTTTGGAATTCTGCGACGTCATCCTCCAAGAAAGCGCGGAGGCCATAGCCGGCACCAAAGAGCAAGGCGCCCAGGACCAGGAGAGCAATTAGCTTCACCGCTGGCGAAAGTTTGAAGTTCGTTTGGTTCATTTCGTGCTCCTTTATGGCTGGTTGTGGGGTGGGGATGCCACCCCACAACTAAACCAGGTGACCAAGCTAAGGTTAGACCGCCAGGGGCGCGGCGTACCCGGTCGGGATACCATAGGTGCCGTTCCCGATGCGGTAGACCAGCGCGGCGATGCGGTTTTCTGCGCCAAACCCCGCATAGCGGATCATGCGAGTTTCCTGCAGGTTGCCATCGGGGGTGTGGTTCTCGGTAAAGAACCCCTGGAGTTCGGTAGCATTGTACTCACGCATCGCAAGCACGGTACTGCCTTGGGCATGGGCTATGATGTAGTTGTCGGGCAAGAACTTCCACTCAACAATCCATACCTTGTTCGCTTTGCCTAGTACTTCGTCGCCGAACCCGCGGTCAACAGTCCCCGCAAGGGTGTCTACGCCAGAGCCGTAACGGATGTCGGGGTCCCCGACTTCCACGAAAGCGGTTAGGGCCTCCGTCGCTGCAACCAAGTTGGTTGGGATGTAGGCTATAATGTTCGCGCCAGCGTTAGACGGATGCTCGGATAGCTCATCGTGAATGGTGCCGTAGGGGTTGTTCGAGTCGTCAATGGCGTTGGCCTGGGCAAGATAGTGCGTATCGGTTGACGCTGCCCCGCCTGTGCGAACGTAAGTAACGGAATCGCCGTTTGCCAAAGGCTGAACGGTCAGATCGCCGTACTCTGGATCGGCATAGGTCCAGGTGGCATTGTCGAAGATCGCGGCCAAGAGATGACGCCGCATCCAGTCAGCGTCACGACGTAGGGCTTCAACGGTCATACGATTGGCGTAAGCGACGTCCATCAAGGCGCGCGCTACGCGGTTATCGCCCCACGCGGTACCGCCCCCCTGGATGGGGAATGCGACGTCATAGTACCCTTCCTCACGGACGGGCAGGGGGTTGCCCCACTCATCCAGAGGCTGGAGGGTGCCGACGCCGGGGAGCTTGAACCTTTTCTGATGCTCGGTTGTGCGGCGCACGAAAGCGGACATGAGCGCGTTAATCGTGCGAGTATGTTCGGCGGCTGATTCCTGAATGGCGGTGGTTACCACGTTGACACCAACGGTGGTGACACGCTCGGCCATTAAGGACTCTAGGCCAACGAACCCATAGGCGAGTGTATTAGCCATGTTCACTCACCTCCTATAGATCCACCCGCAGAAGTTTATCTGCGGTAGTAGCACCCCACGCGGGGACAACTTCGCCGATAACGACCGCGTTACCGGGGTCGGCGTCGGCCAGTTTGCCAGCGGTGGCGCTCAAGTAGACGGTTGCTCCATAGCCCATGCCATCGAGCGCGTCCCCGAGGTCCAGCAGGCCCTTTTTAACCACCGTAATAGTGATGTTGGCTTGGTTCGCCGTGGTGATGGCGATGCCTTCCGGCTCATTGACGGGCGCGGCTACATCCTCGTCGGCGAGATTGAAAGTACCATCTGCGGCGACGTAGTAAACCGCTTCCCCCGCGTCAATGGCGGCGGCGGCTGGTCCGGTGACTTGCTCGATGACCTTGACCGGAGCAACGTCCGTCGCGGTTATCGAAAGATCGGCCATTGAATTACTCCTTTGCCAAATTTACCAAAAAGTTCGGCTACTGACCGCTTTTTTCCGGCGCTCGTCTTCGGTCAAGGTGTCACCTCGCTCCCTCGCCCTGGGGGTTTTAGGCGGCCCGCTCCCGCGGTTGTTCTCTTGCGGGATTAGGGCGTCGGCGTGCTCGGTGATGTAAGTGAGTTGGTCAACCGGATCCATCTTGTCAAGTAGCTCAATGATGTGAGTAGGCACACCGTCTCTTGCCGCCTCCAGGTATGAGCCGAGTGCAGTCATGTAGCGCTCGACTTGAGCGGATAGCGGCTCAAGCTCCTGGACTTGCGCCCGGAGTTCGTCAAGTTCGGTCTGCCTCTGTTTGGCTAGTTCCTCCCACTTTTGTTGCTCCTCAAGCCGTTGTGCCTCTGCGTCCTTCTCGGCGCGGGCACGGTCGGCTTTTTCCCTCTCAAGCTGTTTGGCGCGGTCCCTCTCGGACTGGAGCGCCGACCTGAGGCCGGACGTATGCGTTTGGTATGCTGATTGCACCTCTGGCGGTTGGGATGCTAGCCACTTGTCAAAGTCCTCAATGGTTATGGGGTCGCTTCTCGGTTCCCCGTTACCTTGCGCGGGGGGATCTCCCTGCCCCGGCTGAGGTTGTGGTGTTGGTTGGTCTTTATCGTTAGGCATCTCGCCCTCCTGTTGGTTTCGCTATCGGCCTCTTGCCACTAGCGTTAGGCCGCCTCAACGCCAGGGGTACAGGGAAGGGGATGCTTCTCCCCCGCACCTCTGGCGATGACACAGACTAACTTTCATCTTCCACCTCAACGACGTAATACCACGGTGTGAGACTGGCGGTTTCAAAGTCAACCTCGGCGGGGCGGGTGACGGTTTCAAAAACCCCCGGTTGGCTTTCACTCTCAACCGTGATAAGCTCAAGTAATGGCAAACCCTTGTGCTTTTCGGGGTCAAAGTCTTGTAACATGCTAATCATACTCCAATTGAGTAAGTGGAGTCAAATCCACACCTGCATAAGATTTGACAAACTCGATAAGATTTTTTCTCTGCGTTAGACTACCGATCTTCAACACCATATAAGAATCGGCCATAAACTCTAGATGGTCTTTGTAGGAATAATCCCTTAACCCAGTATGCTTATCTTGAGCTCTATAGGCATAGTTGCGCTCTTCCTTCAGGGTCTTGAACTTTGCTTTAACGGCATTGGTCAAACGTTGGTATCTGTTCATGGTAGCGTGGTGACCAACTTCGTGCATGATGGTGGCTGATGTAGCATTTGGGGGGACATGAACCGTTCTGGTAACGTTTGAATAAACGCCCCCTACCCTGCGACCATCACCAGATCGAAAAGTTTGACTGTCAATTTCGGAGTAGCCAGCCAAGGGCTTATGACTGAAGGAAATACCTTGAAGCTCCGCCTGTGTCGCGCCCCAAGTCTCAGCAACGACTCTCGGATCTTCGCCCCCTACACCAACAGCTGTGCTCTCGTAATACTCGGTTTGCCTGGCAACCAAATCAGATAAATTCCTAACCCCTATCCCCCCGCCCCAAACAGAGTCATGAGTATGCCGCACGATGTCCCCGAAAGCAAACTCACCCCGATTGTAAGCCTCCCACCTCCCCTTGCCCATTATGGCTTGTTGAACATCTATGGGTTGGGTTTTCAACCAATCCTCGCCACTCAACCAATCAACTTGTGGCCCTTCGTCAAGGACGGGGACAGAGGTGCAGCGGCCCATGACGTGGTCAGGGAGAATCTCATAGACTGAGTATATCGTACCCTCGTCGGCGAGGCAAGCAGCACAAACTCGACCGTCGTGAGCCGTGAGTCGCTTTTGGCCCCTCACGACGTTGCTGGCGGCGTATGAGTCGGCATGGAGTTGACGGTACACTCTGAGTTGCTCGGTGCGAGCGATGGTGAGGGCCTTTTGTAACCCGCCTGCCAGGTCATCCCTCATCAGGGTGGCGGTTTGGCGCGGGTTGCGGCCTATGGCGGTGGATTCTACGAGAGTTCGGGTCAATCTATCCCACACGTCGGGCAAGGGTTCACCACTGGCGCTCATGACCATTCGCTGTTTCAACAACTCCCCCAAAGGTTGACCGTTCCCCGCAAGGCCCACCATGTTCTCAACTGCCTCGAAAGGCAAGCGATTGAACGTGACATCCACTCGGGGCCAATAAGAGAGTTGGATTGCCTGTTGGGAATGGGCAATGCCAAGATGACCGATCTCCCTTTGGCCGTCAGAGATGTATCCGTCAGCGTAGCTTGCATATCTGTTGAACTGCGCAACAGTTTGTGCATGCAAGGCTTTATACCTTTCCATTTCCCGAAGTCGCCATTGATTGACGGTTACCCCTTGCGCTTTCAACTCCATAGCTCTCTGT